AATCCTTTTAAGGTGGTTTGCTTATTCATATTAAGTTTTATAATAAATAGTTGTAAATATTAAAAGGTTTCTTATAGACCTTCTACTTTTTCAACAACTAGTATTACTTTATCAGTGTCCATGATTGAATGGACCACCTTAAACACCTTATAATAAGATTTTAACCCTTCTATATATATGAACTCACCCTCAATTGGCTTCATATTAGATTTATACTTAAAGACCTCATTCCAATCTTTATCTAATAATATTATTTTAGTTTTAAACATGATTAATTTTAGTATTTTTTATTTAAAAAGCAATATTTTATTTATTATTTTACCTTATCCCGTATATTTATAGTAAAACAAAAGATATGGGATGTGGATGTAAAAAGAAAAAAAGTGGTATAACTACCACAAAAGTAAAGACTAACAAAACTAATAATCGTGTTAAGCCTGCTGTAACAGTTAGGACAATAAGAACAGAGAATCAGTAGATGTTAATTTAATTACTTAAAACAAAAAAGCCATAATTTAAATTATGGCTTTTTTTAATTGTGGAGGTGGTGGGATTCGAACCCACGTCCCAAAAACGAATCAAAATCCGTCTACATGTTTAGGTATGTTTAATGATTCATCCAAACAGGTTAAGGTTTCTAATCCCTTCCAAAAGTTTTGCACTTTAACGTTAAGTACTATCCGATTATTTTACTGTTTAATATCAGGTTCTTGGTGGGCTACCACCATTTGCTGTAATTAGGCTACAGCTACCTCTCCAGCAAAGCTCCTAGAAGCTGTTGCAAAGAAATTTTCTTCTACGTTTAAAATGTCGCCATTTAAAAGTTTTGATAGAGTATTTAAGTGTTTCCAATCTAACACTACATGCTGTATCTCTCAGTCTATCTCTGGTCAAATCCAGTCACCCCCCATTATGTTAAAGAACTTGTTTATTATAAGTATGTAGAAAAAAATGTAAATACTTTATTAACTTTGGCCCTACTAATAACGTAGGGCCTTAGTTAAAATTACTACTCTCCTATTATTTCATCCACTAATCCATACTCTTTAGCCTCTTCCGAGTCTAACCATAGGTCTCTGACTGCATCATTTTTAACAATCTCTTCAGTTTTACCTGAATACTTACCTAATAATTTAAATAACCTATCATTAAGTCTTTGAGATAATTTATATGATATTTCAATATCTTGAATGTTACCTTGATATCCAGATGATACTTGGTGTATCATAACAAAGCTATTTGGTAAAGCTAGTCTTTTACCCTTAGCCCCAGCGCCTAATAATACTGAACCCATTGAAGCGCATAAACCGTTGTTAATCGTCTTAATGTCAGGTTTAACAAGCTCTATTGTATCAATCATTGATAGGCCATTTAAGACGGACCCGCCTGGTGAGTCAATGTACATCGTGATATCTTCTGAGCTTACACTAGCTAAGTAAAGAATTTGTGCTTTAACCACATCACTCATATATTGATTTACTTCACCAGATACCCATAGGATTCTTTCTCTCATCATCCTAGAGAATATATCCATTTGAGTTACCCTCATCTCTCTTTCTTCTAAGATGTATGGTGTCATTGAGTCCATTGGTAATCCCTTTGCTGTAGCATAGCTTTTAAGGTATTCTTCGAACTGGCTAGATGATACGTTGAATTTATCTTTTGCGTACTTTTTAAAATCTTTCGATAGGTTCTCCATATTATCCCTCTGCGTTTTTCTCGTTCTTTGCTTTGTCGTATAAACTTTTTATAGACTCTTCCAGTACTTCAAAATTATCCCATCCACGCTTATCAATGAATGATTTGTACACCTTATCACGAGGGCTAACAACTAACTTGTCATTCTCGTAATCATAATGTACCCCAGCTAATGCTTCTTCAATAGCTAAAGCTCTATGCATAGAGTCTAGGCCGTCAAAGATAACTTCATTAACAATTACTTTCATATCGTAACCATAAGCGAACTTGTTAGCGTCAGTTTCTTTTTTGACTGAGAATAAAGTCTTTTGCTCATCATTAACAATCACTTTGGTATTAATTTGACTATCCAAGTTGTTGCTTATAATGAAATTCATAATCTCATCGTGCGTTTCATTTGATGGTTCTGTCCATTTTGCCATAGTATCTTCTTTTTATTAATTTATTTATAGAACAAATAAACGAGTTATTTAAGTTATAAACAAGCTATTGTTCAGGTTTTTTTAATTCTTCTAATAATTCTCTTTCTTTCTCTGATACTTCAGTAGGCATATACAATTCTACGTTTAAGTATTGGTCACCTCTGATGTTACTATTCTTATTCTTTAATCCTTTACCTTTAACTTTTAAAGTTTTGTTTATATCAGTGCTTTCACTTATAGTAACATTTATTTCATTACCCTCAATTGTTTTAAAACTTCTTTTACCACCTAGAACTAGGGTTGAGTAATCTACTTTGATTGTTGACAATAAATCATAGTGATTTACTATTTTGAAGTTATCCTCTTTTACTCTAATAAGTAAGACTAAATCACCATGTTTATCTGCACCATCTTCTTTATAATAAGAGCCCATACCCCACATGATTAACTTCTCATTTTCAAAAGTACTATGAGGTATATTAATGTCTGCTTTTTCTGACTTTACTACTATACCATCACCTCCACATGCGTTACATGGATTTTTAATAACAAAACCTTTACCACCGCAATCGCTACAATCAAATGTTTGTTGAAATATACCGAATTGGGTACTTTTAACTGTTGTTTTAACACCTTTACCATCGCAGTTTGTACATTTACTAACATCTTCACCACCTTCACCATCACAAGATTTACATTTATCATATCTATCATATCTAAATGATTTTTTGGTTCCATTGAAAACCTCTTCAACCGTTAGTGTAATACGTTTGAAGATGCTGTATTGTTCCATATTATTTTGCCTCTGTTGCTGACGTCTAACTTGGCTAAAGAACTCTTCAAAATCTTGAAAACCTCTGCTTTTAGGTTGACCACCAGCGAAGGAAGAATAACCACCAGAGTCGTATTGTCTTTTTTTGTCAGGGTCAGCTAATATTTCATAGGCCTCAGCAACATCCTTAAATTTTACTTCAGCTTCTTTATCATCAGGGTTTTTATCTGGGTGATATTTCATTGCTAATTTCCTGTAAGCCTTTTTTATCTTACTGGCATCAGCATTTTTATCAACACCTAAAATTTTATACAAATCTTTTTCCATATGCAATACTACTATTTATTATAAACATTTAATGCAAACATACAACATTTTTTTGTTTATCACAAATGTTTATTATTTCAAAAATTTAATTATATTTAACTGATGAATTATCGAATAATATTAACTAAAAACGGGAAGTATAAAAAGACCCTTCACAAATGTAAGAAGGAAACAACTTCATACGCAAATTTCAATAAAATTAAAATCGAAAACAACGTGTATTTTGAGAAGAAGTACATCAACTGTAATTCAATTATACCCGTGGAGTATAAGATATATGTAGTTAAAGATTATGAAGAGACTGATGAACCTAGACTTGTTAGGAATAAAGTCGGTAAATTGGTTTATGAGAATCCGTTATTTGGTATTTGGACCGTTTTACATGACTCTTTGTATAAAGTTGAAGAGACTTTCTGGGTTTACGGTTATGATAAAAGAAATGATAGGAAAACCATAAAAGACATTATAGGTCTTCTAGTTAAAGGAATGAATAACCCTAAAAAGGTTAAACAGGTTGTTGTCGTTAATAACAAGTTGTTAATTCATGTTGAAGACCAATTCGATATGGTCATTTGTAAATGTAAATCTGATGCTCAAAGGTTACACCATGCTCTATCTGACGCTGCAAGTAGTAATAAGATTAAAAACTTACTATTTATGGGTACCGCAAATAAAAAGATGTGTGGTGATTACTATCAAATAATACATAAACACACTGGATGGGATTATACTAAAATTTGGAGAACAACAACTAGACCGTAAACTCTTTAATTAACTCTAATTTATTACCCCTAGTTAATTTCTTAATTCTGTACTCTTCTTTGGCCGCCTCAGACTTATTATTACACTCTTTAAACCACTTTAGAGCCACAGGGAGCTTATTTCTAGTATACTTGGCACCTTTACCTGAATTATGCTTTAAAACACGCTTAGAAACGTTATTAGAGATTCCAGTGTATAATGTCTTATCCGAACATTCAATAATATAAACGTACCAAGGTTCTTCTTTACTCATTTACTTTAGAATGAAATCGATTAATCCATCAACATCATCAACCATAGGTATATTGTATTTGTTACATACAATATCGACATTTCCTTTTCTATAGAATCCTTCTGGGCAACAAACACACATTTTATTTGAGTTGGTATGTAAACCGAGTTCCATTAAAGTTATAGCTGATTTTGTATCTGGGTCAATATAAACCACTATTTTATCAGCAGCTTCTAGACCATCTAACTCCCACTCTACTTGACCTCTAAAGTTATCATTGTCAATAGATTGTTCCCATGATGAGTCCCAATCTTTTCTCCTTGGGTTGAAGATTGTTATCACTTGGTCGTCTTTCATTCTTTTTTCTACTTCTTCTTCAATTTTGACTTGCCACTCAGATGCTTTACCCATTTCGATTGAACCTGCTAAGAATACTGTTGTTCCGTTGTGACTTAATTCTTTAGGTGGGTGTATTACGGTAAAATTATTTAATTTCAAATCTTTTTTCTTATATTTCATGATTAATCTTTATGTGGCCTTACAGCGCTGCTTTCGTAATCATCGTTATTCTGACCAACATCAAAATTATTAGAAATATCTTTTATCAAGTTATCTATTTTTTCTTTTTGACCCTCACTAGCTATTATAGGGTTAATACATTCAATTCTCTCGTTACCGTCTGTTGGTAAGAAAAAGGCCATCATGTTAGCTTCTCTTTCTACTATTTTATCATTGATTGCAGTTGATAGTTGTCTCATTACTTCTGCATCGCTCATCGTAAACCTATCTATGTAACACACTAACACTAGTGGATGTTCTTTTGTTATTTCACTCATACCTCTATATTCATATTGTTTTCTACTTATTGGTTCGTCATAAATTTCACTAAATTTATCCACAACTTTATGATATTCCTCGACTTTTGCTATTTCACATTTAACCGATATATCATCTTCAGTTTTTAAATAAACTAAAACTTCATTATCACCACCTACCAATTCTTTAATTAATATTTTCATCTTATAAATTTTATACTACAAATATACAATAAATAAAATATTTGTAAATAAAAAAACCGCAATGTTGCGGTTTTTATTTGATTTTAGTTTACCTTAGCAATACCTAGTTTAGGTGCGTTAAGTGTAGAACTACCATCTACGGCCCAAGCAAAACCAGTCTCTTTTACAAGAGCTTCGTACTTAGTTCTGAACTCTTCCAACCTCTTACTTTCTCTTCTTTGAGATTCGATGAACTCTCTTTCTTGTTCACTTAAAACATCTAATTCTTTAGACTTCACTTGTTTTGTTTTTACTTCGTCTTTTTTTGTTTCCATTTTTTTTTAATTTTATTATTATTGTTATTATTCACTTATCACGAATTTAATTAGAATATCAGCAATCTCTACTTCAAATTCTTCTGTATATTCGTAGTCAGCAGCATCTCTATTTCCGTTTATTTTATAAAAGAAATGCTCACTTAAAGTTCGGTGTAATTTTGGTTCCAATGAGTAAACCATTGTCAACCCTTTTTTATATATATTATCGTTGTTATATATTTCAGTCAACGTCTCCATTAGATTGTCATAATTCATCATTTGAAAATGTTTTTGAAAAATCTAATAAAGGCATTATCTTTTTTAGGTTTACCAGCTTCTAAGCTACTTTTTATTTCATCACCTAATCCGTTCTTCATCTCTTCAATAAATTTATTCTTAACTATTTCAGTGACCTTTTTATCTTTCTGAATATGTTTTATCTCCTTTTCAATTTCTGAATCCTTACCCATCTTTTTCTAATCTTTCTTGTACGCTATGTATTAACCAAACACCACCAGACGCTAAACAGCCATCTAGGAACCAAGCGAAGTATATAGGTACCTCTTCAAAATTATTATGTGTTACTGAAAACACTGTTATCGATAAAAATATACCTATCCAGAAAGGTAAACATATCATGCAATTGAATAACACACCAAAAAAGTTTGGTGACACCCTTTCCCAGAAACTTCTCCATCTAGAAAATATGGTTGAGAATATCATTATATTCGCAATTCCATAAACTATTAAGAAAAACACTACCACTTCCATATTAATATTCTATACAAACTGGGCAAACATCATTTGGGTCGTTCGGGTCGCACTTACACACTACCTGAGGCTCTTCAAAATCTTCTACCATTATTTTATCACCCTTTTTAGGTGGTAAGTCAAATGTTTCATTACCGACTTTAGCCGTTTGATTAAACCTCCTAACGTCCTCGTCTGACTTATCGTCTTGTTTCGTTTTACTGGGGTTTACCTCTTCGATACCACTACTCTCGTTAATTTCACTGGTTATTTCTTTTTCCTTCTTATCCTCCCCTTCCTTATTTGACATGATTGGTATGTTGTAATCCTCATCGTCTGAAGTATCATTTAACGTATCAGAAAAATTGAACTTTAGTGTTTTACAAGTTTCTAAAGAATAATTACCAAATATTTCTTTAAGCTCTCTTATTTTGACTTGTAATAGTTCGATTTTCATTTCTCTTTCTACATTCACTTTAATGACGTAACCTACATAATCTAACATTTCATCAACACCTATGTCTTCATTATTAGGGTATAACATATAATAGTTAGGTTTACTAGCCATTGTCTCATAACCAATATCATTTGAAGGTGGTAACTCCCACCCTTCCTTAAAATTGGTATCAACTACGCTAAGAGTGTCCTTAAATCTGATACCTAGTACATAAGGTGTAAGCTCTTTTATTCTTTTGTTTATATTTGACATATTATATGCTTATTCCGTTTAAAATGCAAGTTATTATATAAGATATTGACAATCCTAATAAAAACATTTCTTTGTTATTGATTTTATATCTAGTGTTAGTTTTTAAGTATGGTACCGCAAAGAAAATGTGTTTAAGTACATTTAAGATAGATAACACTAACACTACAACCAAAATTTTATTTACTAACTCTTCCATATAATCTACTCGTTTTCATTTCTTTTTCTAGAAATATCCATTCTCATGTTTTGAGCTTCTGATTTTATTTCTTGGAGTATTTTTCTAGCCCTAACCGAGGCCGTTCTATTTTGTTTATTGTAAAACTTTTCAGCATCAACCTCTAGTTCCTCAATTAATCTCTTTAAATTATCTAAATTATTCATTTTCTGTTTTTTTATTCATTTTCTGTTTTTTTATTCATACCTGAACCTTCATTACTAGCTTCAGATTCACTAATCGCATGCCATTCGTTAATCATGCCATTTAGTCTGGCAATGTCTTGTAAATGGTTTTTAATTTTATTAACTGATTCGTCTATTGGACACTTCTTATTCATGGCACGCTCTAGTTCTTCGTAGACAACTAGTCGTTCTTTCATAAGGTCCATTAACACAATATTTTTTAATCTCATAATACTAATATAATGAAATTATTTAATAAATAAATAGAAAAGTGGTTTTTTTAGAGTAAAATCATATATTTTCTTGGAAAGATGTTTCGAAAGATTTGTAAAGGTCTATGTATGTGTTTATTTCCATAGTAGATTTATTGACGTTATAATTAAAAATGTATTCCCATAGTTTCTTCATATGGATTACCACACTGTTATTGTCATCATAAAACGATTCTAAGTAATTATCAAGTAAATAAACATATACAACATCATTATCTTCAAATTGTATGTTTTCAGTGTTTACTAATGAGCAGGTTTTATTATAACACCAGTTGTAGTGATTTATTCTATCCTTGTCACCCATCATATCATGACCTAAGTAAGTTGTTTCAATCAAGTCATCTAAAGTTAGTATGAAATCTAGATATAGGTCACTTCTTTCGTAAACAATATTATTACTATTGTAAATTAGCTCTGTCTCAATCTTAGACAGAGGTTTAGGCATTTTGCTTAATATTTTATCTATCTTGTCTATCATATTAATCAACCAAGTTTTCATTTCCATTATAGTGAAGGTAAGTTGTTTCTACGTTAATCTTTGTTGCTATAAATACGTTACCTCGGTTATTACCTTCTCTGTAAGATGCGTGTATCCATTGTGGTTCCCCATCTTTAGGAAACTCAGCTATCAATTGGTCAAATTCTAAATTATCTTTAATATAATGAAACATCTCAGCGTTAGTTTTATGTTCGTATGTATCATCTATGTCTATAGCAGCACCATCGTTAGCCATGTGTTGTGAAGTTGAACTCCCACCTAATTCATCATTAAGTTCTTCACTTCTAAATAAAGACGTTACAATGATAGGACCACCTGCCCAAACTCTTAATGGGTCAAATAGATTCCTACATAAAACTCTAATACGTTCTAATTGTTCTTCATTAGGTGTATTATCGATATCGTTTATTACGGCCGTTCTACTTTTTATTACTTCTTTATAATTAACGTATTTTGATATTTCCATTTTGTTTGCTTTTGGTTCTGACTTTTCTTCTTTTTTATATGAACGTGGCTCTGAATTCAACATCTTTCTTATTACTTTGTTTTTTATAAAATTATTAATGTAAGGTTTTTTGAAATCCATAGCTCTTTTATTATAAATATAAACTAAAACAAAAAAACCTACTCGTTAAAGTAGGTTTGTTAGGTACATTTGTTTGAATTATTCTTTTTCGTTTTCTTTTCCAGCGCTCTTAACGTTACTCAATAAACTCTTAAATTGAGTTGTTTCGTCAACTCTGTTTTTAGCCGTAGGAGTTCCTATCGTGTCTTCAGATTTATAGCCCATTAGTTTTTTCATCTTGGACATGTCTTCGCTGATTAATTTATTATCCGATTCACTCAGAGGTATAGCTTCACCTTCTTGTAGTGACCCTTCCCATCTAACTTTAATTGTCTTATTACCGTCGTTTAATTCGAATACTTTATTATCCTCTTTAAGAACTTCAGGTATTCTAGTTAGAGCTTCATCAATGCTTTTAAATTCTTTTTTGAAGTTAACCCTTTTTGTTGCAGTTTTTTTACTATTTGATTCCATTTAATTGTTTTTAATTTAGTCTTATTATGCTGAGCATACTTCACATAAATGTGATTTTGCATATTCTTCTTCTGTCATAACACAATCACAGTTATCGCATTTACATTCTTTATCGTCTTCCTCATTTTTGAATCCGTAGCCCATACCAGCTTTTAATGTGTTGTTTTCGTTCATTCTTTCTTTACCATCTAGGTTACCTAGAGTAGTTTTAGAATTGTAACCCATTAAGTGTTTTATTTTTGAGAAATCTTCATTCATTAAATCTTTTGAATTAGCTTTAAGTACTACAGCTTTACCCTCATTCATTGAACCGACCCATTTGATTTCATAACTTTCATTACCATCAGTTAACTCAAATCTCTTTTCGTCTACCCTAAATGATTCTGGTATTAATTTTAAAGCATTACCCACACCATTAAAAGGTGTTTTAAATTTAATTCTTTTCATGCCTTCTGTTGCTATTTTCTTAGGTTTTACTCTTTCACCCTTTCTCGTATCAATTTCGATATCATCACCCATTGAAGTCGTTGGTGTTGTGGCTTTATGTCTCTTATCTGATGAAGCGTTAGCTCTATCAACTAATTTTTTACCAAACTCAGCGTCTGACGCACCCCATACAGGTTCAGTATTACCGTTTTCGTCACCAGTATATGTTTTATTACCCATCTTTGTACTACCTTCGATAGCTTCTTTAGCTCTTTCTTTATAAGTTTCATTAGGCTCTCTATCAAACTCAACCATTTCTTGACCGTTCATGATTTCCATATCTTCATGATACTCCTTCTCATCGTCATTGGTATTGTATTTTTTAGCGTCGATTGAATCTTCGTCGTCTTGCTTCAAATTCTTATCATAATCACCCATCTTTTTCTCAGTGTCCTTATAATATGAATTGTTTTGACCTTTACTGGTATTTTGTGCTTTTTTAGTAACTTTTTCACCTGAAATTGACGCTTCAGAGATTAATTTATCTAGTTCTTTTTTTACTATTTTTTTCATTTTATTGGTTTATATATAAATATGTTATTTATTGTATAGAGTTTAACAATCTTGATAAATCTGCAACGTCATCTTTATGAACTACCACAGTCTGTCCGTTATCTTGTGTTAAAATAATTTTATTGCCGTTATCTTTAACTTCCACTGCATATACTGAACCAGCACCAACATTAGGGCTGAAATCTTCTGATACTACAGAACCTTTTGTCTTTGTAGTTTTAACGACGTTGTCAATAGCTCCTTGACTACAGCCACCATCTTGAGCTACTTTATTATTATTTAACTTAGTGCAATCATCAAAGTCTACCATTTCACCGTTAGGGTAGGCAGTCTTCTCAGTGTTTTCAGATTCCATTATTTTCTTTAGCTGACTCTCGGTTATTTTTAACACTTTATGTTCAGCAATTAATTTCCAGTCGCCCCAGTCATCTAAAAAAACTTTCTTAAGTTCATCTTTAACATTAGGCCCCCAGTCAGTTACAGCATAATAAGGTTTTTTAACCTTTTTACCAGTTTTACCATCAGTAAACTCTAAGTATTTCATATCTGAACGAACCTTTCTTCTAAGTAGTCCATTTTTATATACTTGACCATTTTTTATTTGGTTCTTACTACCTATGTTTCTTCTAATGATATTCATTACTTACTCTTTTTAGTTCTGTTCTGTTTATTGCCAGCAGTCCAGAAACTACTATTATCACCTACTGGTGCATCGTAAGCAAAAGTACCACTATCACCACCAACACTAACTGTTGTTGTTGATTCTTCTAAGTCTTCGTCAATACCGTATTGTTCCTTTACGTCTTTAACGCAAGATTCATATTTTTCTTTATCTTCTCTACCCACTGAGGCTGTACATATTGCCCATGGATTGATTTCTTGCTCTTCTGATAAATCTTTAAGAGCCTCTTCTGGACTATCTCCTGTGTCTTTTCTTATTGGACCGTTAAATGATGCGCCACCTACATAAGCTCCGCTTGAGGCGGCCCCTGTGGACTCTGGTAGCTGATTTAGTAATGATACTAATTCCTCATCATTACCATAAGTATTTAAAATTTCTTCTTTTGTTTCAGGGGTTATCAGGGCTAAGTCACCCCTATCAAAAGCTTTAGGGTCTTGATAAGCTTTCATTTCACCTTTAATTAATTTGTCGTTAACAAAATTAGTGTAAGCTTCAGGTTCTGGATTACCAGGTATTTCTTCATAAGGTTCAACTACTTCGTTATCAAAAGCACCACCTAATAAGGCGAATAATTTATCTTTGTGTTTGAATATGCATAATGAATCTTCACCATAATACACTAAACTCATTATTTCTTTATCGGCCTTTATTGGTTCACGTTCGTTACTTACCTCGTCATCTGATTGATTGTATGGTGCTGTAGGGTCGTTTTCAGCGCCAGCTGGATAGCCACCGTCTAATTCATTCAGAGCTTCGTTTTTTTCTTTAATCTTTTTGTACACCTCCTTTACTTTCCTTCTAAAACCTGCTTTAGGCGTCATGTATTCTTTGATACCTGACTTTTCATCAGCTAACTGAATCAAACCTTCTTTTTTTAGTAGGTTAAATAACTTACCCTTAGTAAAGCCTAACTCTTCCCAATAAGGAGAAAATGGAATTGGCTTTGGTAATGATAAAACATCCTTAATAAATACAATTAATTCTTCTGCAAATTCAGTTAAATTAATTTCTTTATTCTCACCTTCATTAAGATTAGTTTTACCACTATTATTGTTACTGAACAACCTATTATATTGGTCCTCATTTATTCTTATAATCTTTTTTGAAGGTTTTTTAATTTCCAAGTCTTTCAACATTAGAATTTGCCTTTCATTTAATTTTAATCTTTTCATGAATTTAAATTTTCGCTAGTCGTTTATGTGTTTTGTTATAAATAGTGGGAATAATGATAAAAACCCTCATTGAGGGCTTTTAAGTGTGAATAATGTGTTTATTTATGTCAAAAAGTTAGACCGAAGCCTATTTGGGGGGCAAAAATGACATTATAGTTACTTAAATTTATGGTTGCACCAGCGCCAGTGTAGAAACCAAACCTTAATTTCCTCTTTTTAGTGAATTTTTTAAGTGCTGGGTGAGTTGAAGGGTCGATTAATACGGAATTTAATTCTTTGACTTCAAAATTAGGGTAATCAGAAGATGCAAACATTTCAACATTACCCTCCTCAGTTGTTCTTAGACCTTGTATTATGTTAAACTTAATAATATCTCTAGTTATTTTAGTACCAATAGCCGTCATCGCATTGGTTGTTGTATCTAATTTAAACCTAGTTTCACCTGATATAAACCTATAGTTTCGTTCGTCATATACCCTTTCATAATCCCAAACAAACGCTTTAGTGTTATCAGGTAATTCCACTAACTTAGTTTTCTCAACAAAAACGGTATCTGATTTAATGTTAGCTATCGTTTCAGTTAGTTGACTTATTTTACCAGTGAACCTACCTTTAACTTCTGCTAACCTATCGTTCAATTTTTTAACATCAGACTCATTTTTAGCAACTAGTATTTGTTTAGAGTACTCTAATTGACCTATCTTGTTTTTACTAACCCTTACTGAGTCTCTTAACGCTAATTGATTTTGCTTTGCTATTTCTAAGTCCTGTTCGATTGATTGGTATTTATTATAACCCCAATATGCCACACCGAATATCATTAAAAATATGATAGCAGTAACTGCCACCCTTGAATTTAATACTTTACTTATAAAACTTTTCATTTTTCTTTATTTTTAGGCTAAGCCACTTTGTTGTACTTCGTTTTCGTCACCTTCTCTTTCCACTGAATATTCTGTGGCCAGTTTCTGGGACCATTGTTCAGCCCAGTTATCATAGAAACCTTTTAATTTTTTAATTGTATTAATTGTTTCATCACTAAAAGAAACATTATTACCAGTAAGGTATAGACCGTCAGAGTCTTCTAAAGTAAATTGCCACTCTAAACCATCTAGGGCGTCAAACTTACCAGAGAACACAACATTCTTAGTTTCTGGATATACTTTAAACCCAGTAAATTCAACTCTAGGTGTTACTGTGTTTCTAAAATTAGCGTGCTCTTCACTTAACTCATTTGAAGATAATCCTTCTTCGGTAGATTCTTTAATTAGATTATTATTTCTGGTGATAGATAACATTTTTTTAGTTATCTCATTTTCATATATGTTTTCCATAGTTCTCTATTTTTTTACTGAACTCTTCAATATTAAATGCTGGTGAAATGTCTGTTGCAGTTTTAGAAAAGTTAGCTCTATAATAAATACCTTTCTTTTCACTAAACTCACCTATTTTTATATTATTAGGTGAAACATTTCTTTCAATGTCAAATTCATTAATTAATATGTTACACAGTTGAGCTAACGCATTTATCTGAGTTTTACTATAAGGGGTCCATCTATTCTTACCTCTCCAACTTTTCTGGTATAGTTTAGACTCACCTTTATAAACTTCACCACTCCAATTAAAATAACTGCCACTCGTGAAATCTTTGGCTACCCAGCCTTGGTTTTCTAACACTATTGGTATTACTTGTTTGTTCAAATCCTTACTACCTAAGAAATGTGAGTAATACTTAGGATTAAAGTGTTCGTATATTTTACCATTTAATAGTATTGTGTATGCAGCCGTCTTCTTATACTTCCCATTTATCTTGTTTCGCCAAGCTTTAAAATGGTTCATGTCAGTTGTTAAAGTGCCGCCTACTACTATTTTATCCTTATCATACTCTTCAGGTATATACGAGCTTTCATTCAACCTGTACTCGTCTTTATTAATATCCACGGTTAGTAGGTATTTTTGTAGTGTTATTTCTTGCGTTATGTCTTATTTCTTTAATCTCATCTTCATTAAACCTACTCTTATGTTCTTGTTTAGGTTTTATTTTAGTTTTAACACCTTGTGGTTTATCACTCTTTTTTTCTTCACCCTCATTTTCAGTATTACCAGATGCTGAATTTGATATCTTTTTCGTTTCACCACTATAAGGATTGGTTTTACTTTCAGCTTTTAAAGGTTCTATTTCCTTGTTTAAATTACTTAAATCATTTACATGATTTTTATCTTTAATTACTTTGTTTGGTACATAATCGCTCTTACCACTTAGTGTTATAGCTTGTTCACGAGTTTTTTTAGTAGCTTCCTTTAAATCCTCAACACTTAAAGATTCAGCTGATACTTTACCATCTAAATCAGTTTTGGCTTTTTTTTTACCTTTGAAAAACTTTTTAAAAAAACCATTACTACCGTTCTTTACTTTTTTATTTTTTTCTTCCTTATTTTTATTTTCTTCCTCTTTAAATACCCAGTTTGTTGCTATAACTAAGCTTATAGCCAATGGGTCAAAAACAATAATGAAAACTAAAATAAAGTAGTTTACAACTTCATCCATCCCTGTATCGGTTAGTTCAGCTATGTATTTTAATGGACCTAACTCACCTGACACTTCGGTGTCATTTTCCTTATTGAGTATAGCCATTTGGTATTTCTGTAATGAATCTGAAGCTACACTGCGCTTTACCTCAATCTCTTTTCTATTCACTCCCTCAACAGCAATTCTTTCTTGTGCTAATCTAAGTTCAGCTGTTGATATTGTATTTCTTATACCTGACTCAGTGTTATTATCTCTAACCTGAATTGATGTTACTTTAGCTTTAGAAAGGCTGTTAATACTTTCTGATATTCTATCTAATTCTTTGTCATATCTAGCAACATCGTCAGCATAGAAGTCTTCTTTTTGTTTTAAAAATGAGATTTCGTTTTCAGCTATTTTTAGTTTTTGAAATGTTTCTTGATAAGCTGATGATAAGAAACCATAAATACCTCCAGAAGTTATTGCCATTAGAAACGCAACGCCTATTATTAGATATATTTTCATCATAAGGTTTATTTTATACCAATATCTTTGTAAGTAACTTGCTGTAACTAATTTACCTAATTCTAACGCAGAGGCCATTATAATTACGGCAATCATAGCGCCAGAAAATAATTGACCTATACCGTATACAGAAAATACTGCGGCACATCCAGCAATCGTCAGCGCTGAAAAACCTAGTAAATACCCAAAATGTAACTTCATATCTTTTTTATTATAAATATCATGAATTCTTAATTAACTTGTAAAGTCCTAAATTATTATGTCTTAATCTTCTTATCGCTTTTTCTTTTATTTGTCTTATTCTTTCTTTAGTTAAGTCGTATCTATCACCTATTGCTTCTAGAGTCATCGGCTCAACCTTTGTATTAAGACCATAATAACATTCTATAATACCACGTTCTCTATTAGTTAAACAATCCATTGTTTTATTTAATACCTTTTTTAGTCTATCACTTTCATCACTAAATGTATCTGTTAAATCTTCTTCACTTGATATAGTATCTTCTAGTGCGAAGCCAGTATATTCACCCATCTCCTTATTTAAAGAGACACAGCTTGGGTATTCCTTTGGTATTGATTCTAAATACTCTTCATTTTCTTTCTCTAGCTGACTTATTTTGTTGATAACACTAGATGGTAATCTTATAACCCTAGAATTATCGTTGAGGCTTTGCATAATTGATTGTCTAATCCAATACACTGCATATGATATAAACCTAAAACCTCTTGTGGGGTCAAATTTATTGGCCGCTTTAATTAATCCGATATTACCATCATTTATTAAATCACTTAGTGATAAACCTAGGCCTTGATACTCTTTAGCTACGCTGATTGCAAATTTTAGGTTACCTTCAACTAATTCATTTATCGCCTCTTTATCACCATTAACTATTCTATTGGTTAGTTCGTTTTCTTCTTCAATACTTAATAGGTCACACTTGTTAACTTCGTTAAAATATCTAGTTATTGTGTCGCTTTTTTCTGCTACTATAAATCTTTTCATTCATTTTCTTATAAGGTTGCAAGAAAGCTTAAAGCTTCCTTTTGGTTAACTGTAAGTTCATTAATGTTATTTAATAATTTATCCATTAATAAACTCCTTTCTTTATCATCTAATGATGATAACTCTTTTTCATCGTAAGAATCTTTTAAAGTTACTTTTTTTTCATTTTCATCTTCGTAACCCTTTTGATTTTCTACGTCCAGTTCGTTGAACATTACGTTATGTATTTCTCTATCGTCAATGTGAGCGGTAAAGGTTTTATTATTCATTTCTGATATAAAAAAACTTCTATTACCTATATTTAATATTTCTTTCACTCTACTAATATCTAACTCAGTTTTAAAGGTCGCTACCAACGCTGTGTCTTTGCGACCCTTTAAAACCTTTACAGGCTCTACTGATATATTATCTAAATCATCACTTAAACCTTTAATATTATCCATTGCAATAATACAAAATGTTTTCACATCCATCATTTATCTTGTTTTGCACCAAGATACTATATTTTGCTACTAAAAACAAGTATTATAGTTTTATAGATGATATGTTATCAACCTTTTTAACTGTAATAACTTTATCTGACCAATCCTTAACTAAATCATTGTGGGTTATGAAGAATACAATATCAAACATACCTTTAATTTTTTCAAACATAGGTCTCACTTTTTCTATGTTATCTGCCGCTAGTTTACCTAGTACCTCATCAAAGGTTATGAAGTTAGGCTTTGGTAAATGAGATATTTTACTTAACACACATCTAAGAGCTAAGCTTGATATCGTTCTCTCTAGGCCACTACCAGACTTTAATAACTTAGTTACATCATTTTTAATGATATGATACTCAACATCATTTTTATTTGTCATAACTAATTCCACCTCAAAGTCACATACATCATCTAACAACCTTTGTATCTCTGAATTTATTATTGGTAGTACTGACCTCAACACTAACTTACTAATACCCTTTTTACCAACCAACTGAAGATATATTTTGAATATTTTTTCTACTTCCTCTTCACGTTTTAAGGTCTTAATCATTTTAAGGTTTTTAGTTAACTCCTCCTTAGCTGATTTGATGTTTTGCTTAGTAGTGAATATGTTCTGGTTGATTTCTGATTTAGTGTTATTTTCAACGACTAAATTAGTTTTTACTGCTGAGACATTAGATTCTATTGTAATGTTAGTTTTAATAGCATCCTCATTACTTTTATATTTTTTCAAATCTGCTTTTTTAGAAACTATCTTATTTCTTAACGCCCCTATTTCGACTTCAGCTTTGTCGCACTCTAATTCTAACCTGTCTCTTCTATCAACGACATCTCTATTCTCCTTAATTTTAGTTATCGATTTCTGAACCCTTGCTAACTTATTTTCTTTTTTAGTTAAATCATTTTTCAATGACTCTATCTTTTCTTCATATTCCTTTATTGTTTCCGAGTTGTCAACATCATCTAAAGGTCTTTTACACGTCTCACAGATTTCACTGTCTCTAAGGTTATCAATCATCTTGCCAAATGACATGATGTCATTCTTGTAAGACCCTATCTTTATTGATATATCTCTATCTTCCTTAGTTAGTTTATCATATTTATATTCGTCGTAATTAACATCTTTGATTTCAGCAATCTTAGTCTTAAACTCTTCAATTTTATTTTTGTAGGTAACACCTTTCTTAGTTATTGTGTCAATATCACCTTCTAACTTTTCAGGGTTTAAGTCTGATACTTCAGAATCTATTTTTAATTTACTATTTATTAACCTTTCTTTTTCATCCTCTAACCTTTGTATTGTTTTTTCAGAAGCATCCAGTTTTTTAGTATACTCTACGACCTCTTTTTCATATAAACCTATATTTTCCTCAAGAGTTTCATTATCGTTAAGTAAAGTAGTTACATCGTAATGATTACCTTTTTTTAGTTTGTTAAATTCAGAGTTCATATCTTTAGCTATTTGCTCTTTGGCTTCTATAAGCTCTAATCCAATGAATCTAGTCAGTAACCTACCACTCTCAGTTGGTTTAGCATCGATTAAGTCTTCTAAGTTCCTAGCAGTAGTTAGAATGGTTATATCAAAATCTTTTTCACTACCAATATTATTCTGAATTACCTGTCCAGTTTTCTTAGCGTCTTCGTCATTCAATAACACCTCCTCACCATCAGGTAGTAATTCGTAGTAATTTACTTTATTTGTTGTGTTCCAACCTTTACCACCTCTTTTTGGTCGTCTATTTAATTTACGCTCAATAATCATTTCATTACCTTCGACCTCAATCATACCTCTAACAGTTAATTCGTCCTTGTCAGTAAATGTATTGAATATTTGTTCGTTCTTATCGGTTTTAGTAGTTTTACCAAATAATAAGAATTTAATCGCATCTACAGTGAAAACCGTGTTATGAGATACAATATCATTTGAGTAATATTGATGAACTTCAGATACTTGTACATCATATAAAGTATCTCGCTCATCTAACAACTTAATTGACTTAACATTTGAAATTCCATCTCTAACTTGGATAGGAGTTCCTATTTCAATATTCTTTAAAACTGTGAAATCACCATCCTCTTTTTTTAATCTATGATAATCAGCACCTTCAACATACGCACCATTTTCTAATTCACATTTATATACCTCGGCATTTTCTTCAGTTATACCGCACCATTCAATATCGTGAAAACCATATGGTGTGTCAACTTGAAACCCCAAATCACCATATTTTTCAAAAATATCATTTAATTTACCTATCTCAATTTCTTTAATCATAATATTTCTTGTAATTTAAAAAATTCTTGGATTATGTTTTCACCACCTCTTTCATTCCAACATTTGATGAAATATTCTGGTGTAACTCCATAATTTTTACTAAAACTTTCAACTGTCCCATTACTACCCCTCAAATGTCTATGGAAAGGTGTGTTTATATCAATTTTAACCTCTAATCTAGTATTTTTATTTATTTTACTAACTTCATTAAAATTTATCTTTTCTATTGTGAATTTATTACCCCTTAATTTATCTTTCGATACTATGCGATTATCTGATAAATTGAAAACATTTTCAATTTGTAAAAACGGTGAACACCCACTTACCATGACTAAATATTTAATATCAGGATAACTATCTTGGGTGTATAAATAAATGCCACTTCCCATTTCATTAATTTCAATTTTAGTTTTTTTCATAATTTAAATTTTTTTACACTTATCTATAACTTTTTGTTTATTTCCTAATCTATATTCTGACCCCAAAATATATAAAACCCTCTTTATTGGTAATATCTAATTTGTTTTTAATCTTTTAATGATTACACTAGGGTCCACATTATTTTAATTCTTCAGGTATGAAACCCAATTTTTTCTCTATTTCATCTAAATCGTATTTTATAACTATCTTAGAGTCAGCTCTTAAGCATTTACCACCTTGATTAGGTGGTTCTGAATTGACAACATTGAGTCCATTCAACCTACTGAATGAAGCAAAGTTCTTATCACCAAAGGATAAGAAGTTATCTATGTATAACCACTTTAAACTCCATGACCTATGGTTTTCTACAGAGACATCACTATCACCCAAAGATGCATTAACTTTTTTATCTAAATCTAATATTCTTTTGAAATCAACATCTTTTTCCTCACGCTTACACCATTCTTTCATCAATTCTACTTGGTAATTTCTGTCAAGAATATTATCGACACCAGCGCCACTAATTTCAATGACTTCACCACCCTTACCTATTTTAACAGGTCGGTAAATCACATTAATATTGGCTTTAGTGATACCATACTTTTTACTGAAGTAATCTCTTACTTTTAGTTTATTCTGTCTAGAATAGTTTTCTGGTCTATCATCCCAATATACTTTAACTTTTGCGTACTCTGGTATTATTACATTATCACTCATTGTATTCTTTTTATCTTTCACCGTAGATATCATATCCACCTTTATTTTTACACTCTTTTAATTCCTTACTTAATATATCGTTTTTATTCTTACAGGATGACAAACCTTTACTGATTTCATCTACCTGAGACTTATAATCGTTTATGAGACTTTCTTTCTTTTTATTCTCAACTTCCAACGTGGCCTTATCGTCACTCAACTTATCTATGTATTCTAGATAACTCATGTTATTGCCGTCTACATTTATACTAACATTTTTTTCGACAGGCACCTCTACTATTTTTTCTACAGGTACTTCAACCCTTTTCTCAACTATTTTTTCTACTGGTACCTCTTTTATAACCTCTACAGTCTTCTCTACTGGCTCTTCTCTTACTTTTGGACCACTAGGTGTCATTCCATATTGTAATATCGTGAAGCCGCTCTTTAGCGCCTCATTTAGTGTCTTACCCACGTCCTCTTCATTAAGCCTACAGTAGGCCACTATTTCGTCGAATAGCTCTTTATTTATGAGTCTCTTACCCATTAGTTAATGTTTCAGTACCTTCTTCTAATTCATCAAGTGATTTTATCTTAAATTGATAAAACCCGTATCTATTCTCAACATCTTTCTCAATGTACGTTCTTGTTTCAACGTCCCATATTAAGTAACCGTGACTTTTAATCGATTCACCAAAATTTTGTTGAATTAATGAACTACTAAAACACATTGGGATTATTTTTTTTATTTTAATTTTTTTCATTTTATAGCTATTATATTGACATTCTCTAGTGCAATATTTTTGCACCTTTCGTTTAGCGTTATATTCATTACCACACTTTTCACATTTTTTACGCATATCTAAAATTTTGTTGTATTATTATTTATTAATAATACAACAAATTTGAAAAGAAGCTATTCATCGATAACCCAACCATTTTTTTTATAAATTTCTAATTCTGTTTCATCAATTTCTTTTCTTTCAACGTTATAAAAACAACTTCTTTTGTGTATATCACCAAGTAGTACCATATCACAACCATCGAAATGGTTTAATTGGGTGTGATTGTCATCAAATATATATCCTACATCTGTAGATGCCCCAGCTATAGGGGCGTGGTATAATCCAATGTAAGTTTTATCATCACCATGCTTGGCCCTACCCTCTTCAATATCAGGTCTTTCATTACCCTCAAATATTGAATAATTACACCACACAACATTGTCGTCTAAATAACAGGTACTTTCTTGGTAGTATGCTATGTGTGGATTGTCTAACAATTCAATCATAGGTGATATACTATCAACTCTATCTTTATTATTCTCTAGTAAATCATGGTTACCAGCTATAATAACAACTTTACCGACCTTTGATAGTTCTCTCAGGAACCACGTGCTAAGTATTAGTTGTTCATTTGATATCGTTATTTTTTGATGTACCAAGTCGCCCACTATTGCTATGCGAATTTCTTCGTGTTTATAGTCTTTACAATACTCAGTTATTTCATCAATGAATGTTTGGAATATTTCTTTATACTCGTCATGCATCCTATATGTTCTAATATGAACGTCAGCTAAATGTATCACGGATTTAATCATAAGTTTTATTTTACATCAAATGTACTATTTTTATCTAACTTTAACAAGTTTCCTTATATTATTAACATGAATAACATAGAGTGAAGAAAGTATATTAAATATCAATTAATTTTGAATAGTTAAATGTCTTTACAATATGTATTATCTTTTTTATCATACTTTCTATATTAAATTAATTATAATAGGATTTACGGTAAATTCATCGACTGTAACTGAACCGATAGAATTAATCGTCACTTTTTGACCAGTACATCCTATTATATCTGGTAATGTTATTGCATCATATTCTTCATCAATACCTTCAACAAATAAAAAATGTTGTTGCCCAGTACTTTCATTGATGACCACAACTCTTTCATGGTCAATTAAATTGGCCTCATCCATCAATTCGTAACTTAGGTTTATAACTCCCATGTTATTTAGTGAACTGTTTAATACCCTACCTGTAATCTTTGATTTTAAAACTTCTATTTTCATATTTTATCTTTAACAATTTAACCACCATGGACCTTCTTTAGGTTTAGGTTCAACGTAATTCTCTAAATTATAAACTCTCTTTTCCTCAGCTGCTATATCATCTTCTTTCTTTTTCATAACCTCATCAATTCTAGGTAGAGGTGGCATTGTCATAACAGTATTAATGAATTTTTTTGGTACTCTAATTTCTTTGTAGGTCCCAAATGCAGTTAAGTGTACAATTATACACCCAAATAGTTTGATATCCTCATATTTAGTACCTTTTAACATATCTAAAATTAGTCTAGCATATAAAGGTAATTGTATTTTATAATGGGCTAACGAAGTATCCATTTCATCCTCAAAAGGAGGTAGCATTGGTGTTGTGTAATGATGTACCTCAAAGTTTTTCTCTTTATTGGTGTTATGAGTTACCAATAAAGATTTCCCACATAAAAATGTGCTACTCGGACTATCTACTTCGATACACTTAGTTGGTACTGACTCAACTTCTTCTACTGACACAATAGACCTAAAGGTTCTTCTATCTTTTTTAAGGTTTAAAACTAAATCTTGGTTTCTAGATAGAAATGGATTAAAATTATCTGTTACAAATGATGCTCTATAACATTTATTTACTTTACCGTTAAACTTCTTATTAAAATTAGATTTAGTTACCTTAAGACCTAATGAAGATGATATTTCAGTAAAATAATCAACCTGTGTTTCTCTTGTACTTTCCATAACGAAACTTTGTCTAGTTTTATTATATGTACCATCACTATCCATTAAACCCCTTAATAAATCTAGTCGCTGATTGTATGAACTAGATAAATAAATTTCTGGTATATGTTTGTTTTGTAACAATAAATTTTTACGTAATTTATTTTGTAAATCAAATACTGTTCTAGTGGTAGCTTTTCCAGCACCACCTTGCGATAAATCATCACCAATAGTATACCCTCTTTTTATTATCTCTTCCCATACCTTTTCATTTGCTTCTGTAATTTTAGCATCAACACTATGACCATCACCTAACCAAAGACCTAAAACATAAGGGTCAATCGGTAATTTAATTTCTGGGTTGTTTAATGGTTTTGCATTTTTAATTTTCAATATATTATATGATTGTCTCTTACTTAAAGAATTATTGTAATCTTTAATTTCTTGAGTTGTCATAACCATCTCTTTAATTACCCCAGAATTTTCCCTATAAACTAACCACCTATGTTCAAAATCAGAAATAATTTCTTCATTATTATCAAAAATAATTTTTAAACATTTCTTATTTTTAACTTTAGAAATATTCATAATATTAACTAAATTACCATCCTTATCATAAACTTGGTCATTATTTGTTAATGTACCCATAGTCTTCCACCCATCACTAGTTAAAATAGGTGTATCTAGTGGTAAACCTTTCCAATCGGTAACTATGAAACCCAGTTCACCTTCTTTATTGTGAATTAACCACACTTTATCTGGTTGGCCAGTGTATTTTAATGTGTTACTACCTAACACCATTTCAGTGTCTAATAAAACCGCACCTCTTCTGTGCATAGCGTTGATAAATTTATGACCAGCATCAATCATCGCATTTCCATCACTAACCTGCTGCTCATCACAATTATATATCGGTTGTCTAACATCTTTATAACTTCCATATTGAGCTAATAAGTCTTTTTCTAAAAGATAGTGAACTCTAGAACCTTTGGAGTTGGCGTAATCTGCTGTCGCTCTCCATTCCTTTAATAATTTATCTTGTTCATGTATGTCGTTTTCACACATCTCTAAAGACTTTTCTAATTCTGGAAAACCTTCATAAAATTGTTTTATAACAGTGGATACTGAAGGAAATTTACTTGTCATTTCACCTTCCAGTGTCTCTATATAATAGGTGTGAGTGTCTTCAATAAAACTAAGTTTTAACTCTTTTTGTTTAAGACTTATTAAATCTCTTATTTCTTTACCTATTTTAGTTAGTTCTTCTTTTCTAATCATTTAACCCATTTCAGCCAAATATACTAGATTTTTTCAACAAAGACAACTATTTATAATGTAAACCGTATTAATAGAATGAGACTATCTAAATTATATAGTGAAGTTGTAAATGAAAGTTTTAGTTTACAACCTGACCCTTCTTGTGATTGTTGCAAATACTTTGATTTTACTTTCTCTCAAGCTGGTGGTCAATTCACTGGTTTAGAAAAACCTTTATATCAAGAAATATCTAAAGGTGAAAAGCATGAGTTGCAATATATAAAACCAAAACAATACATCTACAATATTGCTAGAGGTTTTGGTGGACTTAGTTATGAAGACGTTGTTGATTCTGGTGCGGTGAGTAAAGAAGCTGTAATTAAGTACGCTAAGGCCATGAAAAATGGTGAAAAATTTCCAATAGGTTGGTATAAAGTAGATTCTGGTAGTCAAGAAGGTAGACATAGAGCTTTAGCGGCCATTGAATTGGGTTGTAATAGTATTCCTGTCGTGGTCATAACAACTCTTGATTATGAAGATAGGTTAGATATTGCTGAAAAATATAAAGGTTTATCCAAAGAAGAATTAAATCAAATTTACATTAATAAAGGTTATAATGGTATAACTGGTTTAGGTTGGAATGACTTGCAAAGATTTATAAATTATAATATATGAAATTAACTAAAATATATGAAGAGGTTTTAAGAGAATCTATTCAAACTAAAATTATAGCCTATCATGGGACAGACCATAATATAGATAGGTTTTCTGACAGCTTTTTAGTTGGAGATAAAAATATTCAACACCATGGAGCTGGTATTTACTTTGCCACTAGTTATGAGAATGCTAGGATGTTTGGTAATAATGTCTATAAAGTAGAATTATCTGGTAATTTTATTAGTGAAGACAACCCTACAAGTGATGCGGACCCCGACAAATTAATTAACCTTATGAAATTAAGTGATGAGGACGAGTGGGAATTAGAGGCACAAAATTATCACCCAGACCCTGAAACAGGACTTATGGTGGCTCTTGAGGATGCTCTTGACCAACCTAATGAAGCTGACGCTTTTATGAGGATTCAAAATGGATGGTACATGTACGATGGTTTAGGTTATGTTAGAGGTATGACTAAGGTTGGTATCGATGGTGTTATTGTTAATCCACCTAGTGATTGGGTTGATGAAAAGCACATTATTATATTTAATCCAAATGCTATTAAATTCATTGAAAAGGTTAACGTTAAAGAAGACCTTACATACAGACATACCAATACTAATGGTGCTGGTGATGACGAGTATGAAGTAGGTATGGTAAAGGAGAATAATAACATTAAAGAATTATTAAAGTACAGTGCTTATGATGATTCTGAAATGAGTGAAATGTATCTTAAAAAACTAATAGATACTTTAAGAAAATTACCTAGCAACTTAACTTTATACCGTGTAGTATTTTTAGAAAAAAAATCTGATTTAAGAGATAAAGAATTAGGTTCACATTATGTTTTAAATAAAAAAGACTTAGATAATTCTCATTACGTGGAAGCCCATTCAAATGCTAAGGGAGAACCTTTTATACTCACAGTTAAAGTTAGCAAGAATGAAATCGATGAATTTGCAACCTTAAAACATAACATGCAATATCCACATGAAAAAGAAATCACTTTAAAAAATACTGGTTCTGGTGCCAAGTTAATTGACATCAAACCTTTTAAAAATACATCTTATGGTTTTAGTGCTGAATTTAACGATGATGATTTTTATAATGATTTAGGTTATGATGAATTTTCATAGCCTACTTTCTCTAATTTTGTGAGCAGTTTTTAATGACTTAATAATACCCATCCTTCCGAATTTTTCATTTATTAAGGATAAATCCATTCCGTTCTTTAAAAACACAACTTTAATTCTACCGTATAAATTTATTGTATTCAGTCTATTGTATAAAAATAGCGCATCTTTTTTCTCTTCTTCACCACCATCTAACACAATCACTACATCACCTTTGGCCTTAGATTGTAAGCTGTGATATAACTTATCTGAAATAAACTTACCTAGAAGTGGTATAGAGTTAGGTGTTACTATGTGGTCAAATCCACCCTCAACTAGATATATTGTAGAGTCCCAGTTAATGTGATGTTCGTTGAATATAATCCTTTGCTTTTCTACTTCTGGATTTAAGTACTTAACCTTACTCCACTTATCGAATGACCTAGCAACGTAAAAATTTAATTTACCCATAGCATCATATGATGGTATCACAACCCTGTTTTTGTGTTTACCTTCACATGTGTAACCTATATCATACTTTTCTAATGTTTCATCTCTAATACCTCTCTTCTTAACATAACTATACGCTTCAGAATAATTTGTATGGTATGGTGATGCTTCACTAAATTTCTTAAAGCTTTTCGGTAAATTAACAATTATTTTACTATCCTCTTCCGACTTACTTTTAATATTCTTTATTATGTCAGGTGCAACTAACATAAAGTCTTTGTAGTGTTGCTTATTACCGTATTTTCTTACAAGGTAAGATAAGCTACCGTACATATTGTTTCGTTCCCAACAAGACCAGCATTTATAAACACCCTTTTCATAATTGATAGCTAAATTACCTTTTCCATCACCAGTGTTACCTAACCCCTTTTCTTGGGAACATACAGGACAATCAAAACCCACTTGTGATTTGTGTTCATAGTGGGTTCTAGGTGTTCCTAAGAAATTTTCTAATATATTTACTATAATTGACATGCCACAAAGATACTTAAAAAAGTATTCATAAACAAATAATAATTAAAACGGACATTAATAAATAAAAAAACGGCCATTAATGGCCGTTTATAAAAATAGAATTACTAAATGTAAAAAAACTTACCTATCCTCTGGTACCCATCTTTCTATTTTGTTCATATAACCTAACACACAAGCAGATGCATCGGTCATATCGTAATTTTCTTTGGATAATGCGTGATTTCTATTATAAATCCACTTGACTTGTGGGTGTAAGTCAGCTACCTTCTCCCATATAATTGTCTTTTTATCAACATACCAGTCGTACCCACCGAAAAGTGTTTTCTTATTGTCTTTAATTTTTTTCTCTATTTGTTTTTCTGGGTATCTCACACCTTTCTTATTGTGAGTTCTAATCGCCATAAGTTCAGGGAAAGCAAATGCTCTAGCATCAAAAGATGATATAAAGTCTGGGACTATACCTAACTTTTGATATACTGACCTAGATATCATACCATTAAACCTAAGTAGTTTACCTACTGTGTTTACGTTATTAGACCTTAATAAAGGTTCTTCAATAATAACTTTTACAATACCTAAATCTTTGTATTTATTTAAAAACTCTTCTTCAAAGATATTACATTTTTCGAATAATTCTTCTGTTTTTGTTTCAGGTATAGGTTTAATTTTAGGTGTTACATGTGTAAGTAATACCAGTTCACCCTTTTTACCTGCGTCTTTATATAGAGCAATACCTATTGTTTTGGTACTGACGTCTAAACCAAGAATTAAATCGTCATTTTTATCTATTTCCATAATTATATTTCTATATCTAATGTATTAAATATAACTTTAAAGTAAATATATTATACTAAGATTCTAACACCTAATGCAAGATATTGATTGGCCCCTAGTATTAAATGTTCATTGCTTTTGGCATATGCTATAACATTATTAAAGGTGTCATATAAAGCAACTTCACTAACTTTTATTAAGTCATCGTTGTTAAATGTCGAGTTATTTGTATTAGCGAATTCGTCTCTTTCAACAACACATGTTATGTTTTGTGATATTTCATTCGATAAATGATTATAAGTAACTGCTGCATTGTCAGCTGATGCGTCCTCAGTATCATAATTATTAACGATATCTGGATTTGTAATTACAATAAAACCTTTATCTAAATAAGCTACACCAACCGCATTATCTGCTACTTGGTTAACTGAAGATACTGATAATGCATTAAACCTTTCTTTACCATTTATACTGAATGGTTTTGATTGACCAAAGCCTGTAGCCCAACTTTTACTTGGATTCTCATTAGGTCTTTCTACTTTATCAGAAAATAAAAAGGCTACATTACTACCTACAACACTACCTAAGAATGCACTTTCTTTTATTTGAGAATCTAAGCTGGTTGCTGGTGTTAATGTTCTTTGGAAAGTTGAATATATGGTGTATTCAGTCCCACCTGTCGTTTCTAACTCAATTTTAATTTCTCTACCATCTAGTATCTCACCGTAGGCACATTTATCTATCGCTATTACAAGTACCTTATTTTGATTTATATTTCTTATTGCTGTGTCTAAGTACCCGACTGGATTATTAAATGAGCTATATAAGTTCCTTTCATCTTGTGTTAATGGTAAACCAAATGATTTAAACAAATTGACATAAGAATCAGTTGTTACATCTCTTCTATCAGTAATAAATTGGGATATTGTATTGCCACTAGTGTCTGAACCTAGTATTGTTGTTTGACCTAATTTAGTAGGTTTTATATTTACTGTTGCTGAACCGCTCTCAACTAATTTTCTTATATCACCTGACGAGTTTACAATAATAGGTGATTTTATACTAACACCCTCATATACACCATTACTAAATATGTTGTCAACACCCACTTCACCTGCTAAAGCTGGTACTTCACCATTATCTAATTGTAAGTCACTCAAATAATTGGCATCTGAATCACCTAAACCAAAATGTGTTATAACACTACTACTATTTGTCAATAGTTGTCTTCTACCAAATGGTGTTAATTTGGCTGTTACTGTTACTGTATCTGCGCTTGCTAAAAATCCCATATCTTAAAAATCAATACTTAATTCTAGTATAACCGTTTTACCAGAGCTTAATTCAGCTGGTTTACTAAGTTTACCTATTATTACTAAATCACCGTTACTATCATAAACACCAACTTCACTAACCATTATGTTAGGTGGGTTAGTTGCTAAGTCATTACTTCTAGTGGCATTAGACGTTCTATTAAAATCACTTGCATTAATAGAAATTTTAAAAATTGTTTTAAATATCGTTGCACCAATAAAAGCCTCAACGTTACCATAGAAAAATCTTTCATCACCAAATTGTAATGTTTCTGGTGAAGTTGATGGTACCATATTTAATTTGTCTATTATCGAGTATGTTGTAGAAGAACTGGTATTTGATTGTGTTAGTTGAAAGCTAGGTGTTAATGCTAATGGGTTTTGTCTTTCTAAAACGTCAACATCCACAAAACCATCAGAGTTTTCATCAACAGATGAACTAAAATCTACTTCTTGCCACGCATCTGTTACGGGTCTAGAGCCATTTGTTACTTGATATAATACTTTAAAAGTATCACCGTAAAAACCTACCGTAGAGTCATCATCTCTCATATAAGGTAATAACCCCACATCTTCCATGTTGAATTGTATGTCAAAAGAAGAGTTGTTATTATTGGTAATTCTACTATAATTTTGAGCTGGTAATGTTGGTCTTAAACCACTACCACTTTCATTATCAATTCTGTAAGTTACGTACATTGTTTGGCCAGCTGGTAATACACCAGTGCCAACCCCACCTGATGGGTTTGTTAGTGTTAAATTCAATTTAGGTAAAGTCCAGTTCCTGTTAGATTTATACGACATTGCTGCATTAACCTCAGGGTCAGTCACAACAATAATTTTTAATTGCGTATAAACCCTACCAACTACCTTAGGTGTACCCTCTACTAAAGAAGGGTCTTCGATTAACTCAACATATGTTAAACCATTAGCTCCAGAGTTTATACTTGGACCGCTTGCTATAAATGTCATACCCATTTTATCACCAGTACCAGATACGCCATTGAAGTTTCTTCTGTGGTACATTATATTAGGTAAGTGTATTTTAACGTTTTTAGTGTCGTTATCAATAAATAAATACTCACCGTATAAATTTGATATTGTTTTGTTAGAGTAATGAATTATTGCTGAAGATTTTACATCTAAAGCTTCTGAATTATAAAGATAGTTTTTAACTTGGCCTATATAATTGTAAGAACCAAAATTTTCTAATTTCTCGAATTGAGTGGTCCCAGTTATACCTAGTACGTTTTCAGAAAACGGGATATTCATATTCCACAACGGAACATCATTTACTGTTATATCACAAGAACTATCAAATGATAACGTTCCAGTGTCCCAGTAACCTATAGAATCTGGTTCGTTGTTGTAAATATCACCACCTTTATATATAATGTAGGATGCGTTTCCAGAACTTAATGTAGGTAACTCCCTATCCACTGTAATTGTTGAACCTGTTACTTGTATTTTATAAAATAGATGTGGCTGTGGTGTTTCATTAGTGAAATCTGAATAACCAATTTTAAGTAATAAAATATCACCCACTTCCGCATTATTACCTGTTATATCCAACGTATTACCGCCAGATATTGCACTCGATGAAATGGTCCCTGAACTTCTAGTGTAACCAGACATTTCTTCTGAAGTCTCAGTTAACGTTTCCCATCCACTTGATAATGAGCCTGTAAAAGGTCCTCTTTGTTCAGCCTCATTGTTTACTCTTAATTTAACACAGCTAATATCACCATCAACAAATGGATTTTTATTAGTGTTATTATTTTTACTAATAAAATATTTTAAATCAGGTTGTTTGTCTTTAGGTCTTAATATTGTCGTACTACCCGTCAAAACGTCGTCTTGCACAAAACCTTCTCTATTGTAATTAATTTCAGAGTCACCAATTGACCAAGAACTGAAATTTAATTCTCCTTTAGCTATTTTCTCTCTACCAACTTCAGTTAGCTTTACGCTAGTGAAAGGCTGTGCATTTCTAATTATATAACTCATAACGTTTTTATTATATTGTATTTACTTATAAATATGAATAAGTAAAGAAATTATCTTATTTTTTTATAGTTGTAAGGTTATCGGTACCACTTCACTATCAGTTAATAGTGAAATTGTATCGCCATTTAACAACTCATAATTTTTCTCATTAACTACCTTATAAAATACATCAGTTCCACTATAAGAGCTTAAATCAACATTCACCCCATAGGTTGCATTGTTAACAACATAATCAGTGGTTGCTGAGTATATTATGGTGTTAGCTGAAAAGGATTCATCATCAGCTGCATATAAAATGAATCTGCCATTGGTATTTATTGGTTGTGGTGATACGGTCCATAACACATCAAAATTATCTACGTTAACGGTTCCAACAAATGTTCCAAAAGAATTATATGTTATTGTAATAATGTCCGATTGCTCTAATTCACCGTTTAAGATAACCTTAGTCGGGTCACTACTTGATTGATTGTAGTCACCTCCATTAGCCAGAGTAATACCGTTTAATGTAATAATTAAGTCGTTAAATTCAACTGGCTCTGTTAGTGTAAATATTTCGTATTTGTTAGTGTCAGTGTTAAAATATACTACCTCTGACCCTTCTTCACCTGTTACGCCAGATACAATAGGGTTATTTATTAATTTAGATTCTGAAACTAGACCATTTGCATTGCCCGAACTCACGTAAGCAATTGTTATTATATCATCAATTTTTATTGAGTCTATACCATTAAATACTATTTTATTTGTACCTACTGTTACAAAATCGGCGTCTTCGCCCTCGAATAAGGTAATACCATTTACAGATACGATTGGCCTACCTGACCAGTTAGAAGTTGTGGTTACTTCGTTGGTAGCACCTTCATCACTTACAAATGATTCAACCCTAAGAGCGCCTAATGCTATGTCTGGATTAGGCGTTAATGTGAAAATAGGTCTAGTTGCGGCATTTATAGCTGCAAAGTAATAATCAAAGTCTTCTTCATATAACCCGAATTCATCGCCAACTAATTTAAAAGTGTCATTTCTATCACCTAAAGCTGTTAGTATATCTGTACATGTCCCATAATTATAACTACCCTTTATTAGATACTCTCCATCTATGTTTAACTCAGATACAAGTATTGAGTCTGTAAATGCACTAGTACCACTAAAATCATCCCATTCAATAGGGCCAGAATCAAATACTGGTGGTGAACTAAATGTAGTTGAGTTATTATTGTACTTATAAATCCTATATCTAAAGGTTGTATCAACATCAATAAAACTATCAACATTATCTATAAAAGAGAATGACAAATCTAAAGTATTTTCACTATCAATTACATGAATCTCATCATCTGATGTTGTTACCCCAGTCATTACCTTATCACCGCCCACCATCTCAAATATAGGTTTTTCGAATTCGCAAAAATCTGAACTCATACTAACGTTCACATTATCCTTGTTTCTAAGGATATTATGTGGGTTTCGTATTATATTTTTTTCTTGAAATCTCATTAAAATGATATATTTACATTAGTATAGGTTGAACACGTATTTAAACCGTAATTATTTGGTGATGTTTCACAAAATTCAGTTTCAATAACCGAACTGAAATCCTGTGTAAACGCTTCAAAGTTAGGTGGTAATAAAATATAATCTTCAACACCAGCTTTACCCTCTATTCTTCTAACGAAATGTATTTTTGCTGAGAAATCATTATTACCCCCACCAAAATATGATATTACACCTCCGTTTATTTTTTTTATTAAAATTGGCATCTTATTCTTTTATATTAAATATTAACAATCCTCGTACTTATCACATTCATCGGTTATTGTTTCAGTTATAGAAATTGTTGAACCTGATACTGTATCTTCGTCACCACCTATTGTTGTAACAGTTCCAATAAACTCAGACCCATTATTTGTTTGTATTAACGTTAACCCAGTACAATCGTAGCTGTTATCTTCTACAGCACCAAACGTTGGTTCACCTGTTGAGTTAGGGTTTATGTTAGTTATATCCTCAACATTAACATCGATTGGTAGCTCGTTAACTACTGAACCTCCATAATTATAGCTAACCCCAGATACTGGACTTGGCGCCTTAAATGAAGGTCTGGTATTACATGTAAACGTACTGTACTTCCTATATTTAAACTTATTATTACCACTACTTAATAGAGCATTATCACTATATATTGATGAACCCCATATTGTTGTAGCTGGAACTACTTGCTCAATTAAATCAATCCAATAATCACCTATCAATTTAACAAATTCATCTAGTGAATCACCATCTAATGATTCTGTACTTACACCACAATGCTCCACTGAGTTATTGTAACGATAGTTTATAAGTTCTAATGTTGGATATCCGCTGATTGTTTTCCTATTCTTAGCATCAATTAACATATTAAATAACTCACTATCATTAGTTATTTCAGTTAACGGCACTGTTATTAGATTACTTATATCAACGCATTGATGTACGTTCTTTAAGTTAGATTCACACTCCGTTGATGCGCTTAATAAACAAGGGTTTTCAGTAATTACAGAAAATATATTATCATTAACTGCTTGAGATGGATTTATCGCAATGTCAACTTCTTTTGTGTTGATAGATAGCCTTTCATTATTAATCCTATAATTTGTTTTACGTCTATCTAAATCAAAGTTTCTATTAATTAATTCATTATTTCTAACCCAAGATTTTTTGTTATCAATAACTCTAGTAATTTCGAAAGTAGGGCAGTCACCATCAACAAATCGTGGTGGTGGTGGTGCTATAGAGTCACATACTTTATCCAACTTAACATTATCAATCAACAGAGAAAAATTTCTAAGTGAATTACCTTCTATAGATATTTTAACCCTTTCATCTCTAATATCATTGATTAGTGATAAGTCATCGATAACTAGATTGAATTTAGCCCACTCTGAGTTTATTGAATTCTCATCTATATTACTACCTAATTCATCTATAAATGTTTGTCTAACGCTGGTGCATTCTCTACTTCCAGCACCTTCCAATAAAATACCAGTTCTTTCATTACCATTAAAGAATTCTGAAACATCATCAGTAGCAAATAAAGTTTTTGATATTACATTTTCCGTAGTATTAGGTATCGGTAGACTATTATTAGTAATAACTTTTTCTATTTTAACAGTCAATTCAATATCTTCTAATAATTCAGATAATGTTAAAGTTCGGTTATCATTAGTATTGTTAGATATTCTAGAACATTCAAACTTTAATAACCAATCAAAATTTAATTCTAATACACACCTTTCCTCTTCACCTTCATCTAATTGAAATATTGCACCTGTATCACTTTCTGGATTTAAAATAACATTGTACGAACCACCATCAATACATGATGGTGACCAATAACATTTTGTGTCGGTTGGGTCAAAGGTCCATCCATTATCAACACAACATTGATAACTTAAATTGGATTCACCGTCTTCTAAGATGCCTACGACAGTACCATCTACATTAAACGTCACCTCGTTTAAACCAACACCATTTATATCTGTACAATTATTTACTTCCATTACTATTAAATATCAAAAAGCTTATTTATTGTTAACATGGACCTAACTCTATAAAAAATAAGTCTGGGTTATTTGCCTCTGTTTGCTCCAAGTCTAATTTAGCACATATAATTTTTTCTTCACCAACAAAGGTAAATGTTACTGACCCAAGAGGGTTTCTTGAATTACACTCAATGAAATCAAACCTTCTTGTGTTACCACCATCAATAGGAGCGGTACCGCCATCGACACCACCGCCAAAGCCTGGGTCTGGTTCTACTTCTTGACTAAAATCACCTTCAGGTCTTGATGTTAGCCATTGTACTCTATATTCTGTACAAATTGGGTCCCCACCGCAATCTTCACTTACAGTGAAAGTTGAGGTTGCCCAAGCACTTGTTGCACCATCCGAATTAGTTACGTTAACCTCTAAGTCATATTGACCAACACTTGTTATATTCTCTGTTTTTGGGTCATTCAAATCTATTGAGAAGTTATTCCAAGTATTATTCCCTTGTACCCTATATCTACCATTTGCACTAGTTATTGTAGTGCCATCTGGTGTTGTTGTTGATAATCTTATTGGAATTCTACACATATTATTTATTTTATTACTATTATTATTATTACGGTTGCACTGGGCTCAGATTTAACCTTGGGTCGCCAGAATCAAAGATACTTCCACTTAATTGACAACACGCATCATTTGTTATTAATACTGTTGGAGGTGGTCCTACCTCGCAACATAAATCATTTGTAATGCTAACTGTTGGTAGTACTGTCAGTAGTGAATTATAACATATAATTGTTCCATCTGACCTCTCATCAGAACTGAATCCATTAACACTACAACACTCCGCAGTAGGTACAGTAGTTGTTGTTTCTTTAGTAACTGGGTTGATGAATGTAATCGCACCAAAATCTTGTGCAGGTTCTACAACTTCTAAACCTTCACATGGGTTATATTCAACCTCTTCAATACACTTAATTCCATCGTCAGTCATTTCATCAACGAAACCATTATCAAAACAACATTGTGCGCTAGGTACTGTGGTTACAGTACTACCTGTCACAAAATCAAATACTACATAGTCGTCTATTCTATTAGATGTTGGTGTGTAATTATCGCAATCATTCACATCGATTTCGCCTCTCCACCTACAAACAAAATATCTTTCTGGTCCTATCTCAGGTGTAAATCCTAAAGATTCACAGCACTCTGGGTGTGTATTTTTAGAAGCTGAACCATCGTCAAAATAAAACGTAATCAAACCAGTGTCTTGCTCTTTAATAAAATTAGTAAAATCACAAACAACTGGTTTATTAACACCCTCACTCACTACTATTTCTAAACTAGTATTACACCCTTCACTTGGTGGGATATTACTTGTTTCTACGGCAGTTACTCTAGTTTCAATACCAAAACATTCAGATACATCAACACCATTACTATCAATTACATCAATAAACGGAACGCTGGCCATGTCACCAGATGTTGGTCTAGTGTCTCCATCTGATGACGTTATCTTAAAACGCTCATTAATTAATATTTCACTTGTATTTATTGTACCTGTTATTCTCATTATATCACCCCGTTTATTAAAAATTTAGATAATCTAGTTGGCCCATCTATACATTCACCACCATCAATTTCTAGAACCTCAAAGAAAATTGAGAATCTTATTCCATCATAAGAACTAGCAAATGACACCTCATCGATGAAATCAAATTCGTTATCAGAAGGTGTTATATTAACCTCAACTATAGCTTCTGTTATCCTCTCACTTAAGAATACTCTACTATCAGAAGTAGTTACTTTAAGGATTCCGAAATCACCTTCTGTTACTATATCACTTATACTATATTTTATCCTAGCAGTTCTAGCACCAGTAACCCCATCTATATAAAAAGAACCTGGTGTATCTGATGTTGAAGTTCTACCTAAAACAACACATTCTTCCACTTCTTCTTGACACTCTATTTCTACTCTTTCACCGTTACTATCAGTTCTTAGAAAGTTATTAGTGTTGTTTATGGAAGGACCCATGTATAAGTCACGGTTATCGTTGCTACTATCAGGTGAAACATAGATATTAACACCAAATTCATCAATGTAAACAGTATCACCTAATGCTGGTCTAGGTCCGTCACCGTCATGATATAAAGTGTCTGGTGATAGTGGTGATGATAGTGTTTCACATGCATCAATAGGGTTGTCTATATTTGATACATTGAATGCTGTTAAGGTGGATTCTGGTGGAATTACACTCTCGTTTTCACAATCATAATCAGTAGAAACATATAAGACTATTTTAAAGAAATCATCTAATAGTTCACTATCACAACCGTCAGGTGCTAAAATTCTTATCTCATCATTATTTGTTTCAAATGTTACCCCACTTAGCTCAGTTTGACCACTTAATTCGTATATCTTATTTGCATACTGAGTATTTGTTATCACATTATCATCTGTAGTTGTATCTATAACACTCTCAAAGAAAGTTTCACCCCTTAGTTGAGCCTCTAAAGTCCAAGTATTTGTTGTACCAGTACACCCAGCTTCTGATACTGGGAAGTTGTTTAAATATTTATTTTGATTTGTTTCTAATATAGTATTAAAGTTTTGATTTAGTGGAACTACCACAAATACATTTTCATCACAACATTCGTCAAAAGTACCGTTTTTATAATTAGTAAATAATTCGACATCTTCCACCTCAATTGGGTCTTCCTCATTACCAGCTTCAAAATTAGGTACTAAACATTCAGTGAATTGATTTATGTATTCTTGACCCCTATCGTAAGGTCCAATGTGTGGGTTATTACCTTCTAATATATCAATATCTGGGTTTGCGCCACCAGTTTGTCTATACCATAGTCCAGCTTTTTGGAAATACATTTCTGGTGTATTAGGTAATACTCTTGGGTAACCGTCAGAATCTAAATTTAAACCACTAATATCCCTAGTATTATTGAAGAATTCCATGATTTCCTCAACCGTTTCGACATTTACTTTGTCTTCAGCAACGTACAAATATTCATTAAATGTAATTAACCCTTTTGGTACTCCAATAAATCTAAATAAAAATTCAATTGCTTTTCTAGTACCTTTTGATTTCCATAACCAAGGTGTATTCATGATTATTCTTCTCCAAAGCTCAACTTCAACTTCAGCATCACTTAATCCTCTAGAATAACCATCGTAATAATTGTTATTTAATGATAAAAAATCACCTAACACATCTATATCCGTAATAGATGACGTTAACTGCCACCCTAAAACTCTAGCTAAGTTTTTAATGGCAATATCTGGTGTGTTGTTCTTCTTATCGTAGGTGACTACATTTGCGAATTTAACTCCGTCTGAGTATTTTTTAACTTCATCAAACTCTCTACCATATATTTTTAACGCACTAGTCATCTTTTGACCATTAGTGTCAGGATAACTACCATCTATGTCTGGTACACTGTCAAACTCAGATATAGAGGATGATACTAAAAACCTAACCATTAAGTTAGACCTACTAGAATCTGATAATTCTGATATCTCCAATAATTTGTTTACGTACCTACTATATTCAGTTGAATTAAAATCGATGTTATAACCGTCTCTAAGCGGCCAAGTTATTTTTTTGATAGTTTCTACCGTCGTACCAAATTCAGACTCTGTTTTAACCTTAAATGAACTTGTATAGATAGGTGTAGATAATCTGTTAAGTAATTTATTTTCAAAATCATTAAGATTATAGAAAAACTCCTCTATTTTTGTTTTGTTAGGCTTTATATGGTAATTTATTATTTCAAGCCCATAATTAGGGAATGGGTCACCTTCTACTTCAAGAGTTATCTCAGAATTGGTTAAACCAGATGCACCTATAAAACTATTAACTTTAAAATCACCATATTGATTACTTATCACATAATGACTAAAATTTGTTTGTAAATTTCTTAGTTTGTTAGTTTCATTAAATGTATTTTCAATAGTACCACCACTTAAAAAATTAACACTAAAAGGGTTTTCTATCCTACTTACGTCTATTGTAATATTCGCTTTGTCACTTACACTATCATAATTATACGTTGTTACGGTATTACCTACATTACTAGGGTTGGTAGGGTCTGTTTCGCTTACATATAACGATGCTGGCCATTTGATAATTATGTTCTCTAGTGAAACCCTAACAAATTCTTTAAAGGACCCAAAAAAAGCATAACTTAATACATCATCGTAATCTAAATTTAGTTTTACATTTTTGGAGTATTTGGTCACAACATCCTCAAATGCTTCATCTACGTTTAGAGTTTCTAATGATATAAATTTAGAGTATCTATTGGTTATAAACCTTTTACTCACCCTATCATCTAGATTGGTTGATATATTAAAGTTACCGAATGTAAAACTAGGAGTACCGTCGTTTGAGGTAAGTTGATTACCTACAAGGTCAGGTGAAAAATTTCTATATTCAACACCATTACCAAAAAATTCTTTTTTTGCGTACCCAACGACTTTAATTTTACTCATTTATTCTACGTATTACTTACTTCATCAAAGTTTTTATCAAAATCTATATTATCCCTTGGTTCTTTTACTTCAAATAATGGTTGCCCTGTAAACTCATCTTTAATTTCGAATAAGTTGTATTGTTTATAGATTTCATAATCAAAATTATATTGAGTATAAACACCGTCTTCTAATGATTTGCTTTGTGCGCCGTAAAGACCGTAAGCTATGGTTTCTAAATCATGCTCAACCATTTCAATTTCGACTGTTACAGGGTTGAAAAATGTGTTTGTTATTATCACTTCTTGATTTGGTTCACCAATGAAAGGTAAAACGTTAGGTTTAACATTTGATGATGAACTCGGAGTTACCGTACAAAACACTAAAGTTGAATTGTCATTAAAACTATATCTAACTGCTTTTTGATTTGTATTAGTTAAATTTTGATTCACAACATCAACTCTATTATTAGAAGTTATAACCCTAAAGAAATTTCTTACTTTATTACCACTGCCTTGTGCCAAATATTCTACACGATAACCCACTAAACCACCGTTTTGAAATCTAGAGGTAAAAGCTGGATTTAAATCTGACGCCACAGTATCAAAAACCAAACCTTTAATATCTGATTTGGCAGATAATACACCACAATCTAATATCCTAGTTCTAATTTCAATTGGTTTAATTGTTATTGTGTAAATACCTTTTGTAGAGAATGTAGTGCTAGGTAGTGTTAAGGTATATAACCCACCAAAAACCTCAATACTATTTGTGTTATTGGGGTTGTTTATTTCCGAAAGAACTTCTCTCGTATTCAATTTTGTTAAAGTAGTATCACCCACTGAATTTCTAGAAGGTGTGAAGTGTAAAAAAACCTCCACGTCATCTAATGAAACATCAGCTGGTCTTACCGTACCATAATTACCTCTAGCCATATTTTTTTTTTATTTAATCTCTGTTAATATTATAGAAACCATTACCGTAGTTAACCAATTCCTCTAAATTATTAACTTCAGAAAGTCTTAAATGTTTATCCATAACACTAAAAGTTGTTCTATCTATAAATATATCACTTTCAACTTCTGGTTTATTTATTATCCCTAGTAAATGTTCTTGTTGTACTTGGGGACCTATTGAAGAATTTGTTTCGTTCCATCCTTCACTTTTATATTGTACTTTTGTTGTGGTTTCGCCATTCTCTAATTCCGCAGGTACTGCTACACCACCATCAGGGTTGTCATTATAAACAAAACCATTTTCTTGGTTGATTGTACCTATATTACTATCTCTATTTGCATCAACAACGTACCTTACTTCATTACCATTTATATTTATTACCCTATCAACAGCATTAACAATTACCTCATTTTTGTAATTTCGATACGTCTCTCTATTCACATCAAAACCTTCAATGTAAGGATTATCATTATTATATGACCTAACAACCTCTAATTTGGAATCTGAACCATAAGTTACAGTACCACCTTGTTTATAATAATCACTTATGACGCCTTTATCTATAAACTCAGAAGGTAAACCCAAGAAAAATGGTTCCATGTCGGTCGTTAAACCTAAGTTATTAATTGTTTGATGTAAAGGTATTTTCACGGTAAAAAATGATTCTTCTTCACTCTCTTTACCTTTTTTCTTATTTAATAAAAATTTTCTTTTAATAATCTCCATCATTGAACTTTAATTTCATATAAATTAACTTCTAGATTACTCCCGTTTTCAACAATATTTTCAGCATTGTTATAATTTGGGTCTACTGAGTAATAATAACCAGTTTCACCTCTTGTTAATAAATACCTAACATGCATTTTATCAACTAACTTATTTATTGGTAATGTTTCGGTTGTTGTAATAAATCTGTTGGTTTTACCTGTTGAAGCATTATTATATTCAGCTCTCATATATAACTCTCCAGGTATTGCATCGTTTTTAATCAAACCACTCTTACTGTGATAAATGTTGAAACCTTCATTATTACCTTTAGGTTTTAACTCTGGGTCGTCTAAAATAAATCTAATTGGTATCGAGTTTGCTGGTTTAGGTATTCCACCTCCTGAAGGTGACGAATCATCAACTAAATCGGTAGCGTATACCTTACTAAATAATGTAATTATAGATACTAAATTTTGATTTGTTAATTTATCTGAGTCATAAAAATTAAGACTTAAAAAAGACTTTTTAAATCTATTTTTTCTGAATTTGATATCGTCATCAATGAAGCCAATGTCTGAATAAAAAGTTTTAGGTTCTAATAAGGTTTTATCCTCATCTAAAAATATTAGATTATACCTCAAATCATTGATTAATGTTCCGTTACTTGATTTAGGTTTATATTTAGTTTGCTCATAGTCAATTATTGGGTTAATAGAGTTTTCCACCTCATCTTTAACAAAATTATCATTAACAGCTTCACTTTGACCAGCAGAGTTATAGTCTAAATTCAAAGGAATTTTAATGTTCTTAGGACCACTCCCCTTACCAATATTTAATTTGTATTTTCTAACAGACATTATCACTTCTTTTAATTAATATATCATCTTCTAACATTTTACCACCCCTATCACTAGGAAAATTGGTATATTGTAAACCATATAGGTTGAATGGGTCTTGTCTCTCTAAAGCTATATTTATTGGTGTATCGATATAATGAGCACCATTTAAAAATGGATAATCTAAAAAGTTTTCTTGACCATCGTCGGCGCCTATATCTAACAAGTCTCTCCAAACAAACCTACCATCACCTAAAGGAAATGCGTAGTCAGGTTTATTTAGTGTAGAAGCACTCCCTTGCTCAATATAATTTGAAAAGTTTTTAATTTTTATCTTATGATGAGCTTTATACATATACCCTTCATATCTAAGCCCCAAATTTATGTTATTACCGTTAAAATCTACATTAGATACTTGCGTCTCATTTTCCCTATTTATTGAGTTGAATCTATGGTAAACATCACCTAATACCTTTTCGTTTAACTCTAAAACATTATACTCTACTACATCACCATAGAATTCATTATCGTTTATAGTAACGTCATCATTTAAAGGTTCGTGTGATAACGTATCATTAGTTATTCTATTAATATCTGGAATATCATTAATGTTAGATACTTCATCAATAAACCCCATTTTAATACCAGATTTTATTGGAGTGAACGTGTTTTCACTATCGGTCTTTATAACTGTAATATATAGTTCAGATAAAGGCCTATTCAAATTATCCCTTAATCCTGATATATCAATTTCTTCATTAAATACGTATTTAGGTATCACATCTTCATAAATATTTTGTGAAAAGGCTAATGGGAATATTTCATAATCATCATTTTCAATTGTGCTATTACCTTTAACTTTTATTTTTCTAAATTTTCTAATGTAGTATACGGAGTTTCTACCACCAACTACTCGCACCATTCTACTACTTACGTTGTTCTCATTTATAGTAATAGGTCCATTAATGTCTACAGTAAAGTAATAATCTTTATCATCACCGTTACTTTTACCTACTCTAACCACCGTATAAAGACCATTATCACTACTCAGACCTTTAAGTTCAACATTATCACCATCTACCAAGCCATGTTTCACTGGTGTTGCAAACATCACCATATTCCTTTCATTAACGACAACTTGTTCACTTGAGACAATTAACAGACCTCCATTGACTAACTTATCATTAAACTCACCTGGTTGCCTACCAACTTGCACTGGATATGTTATAGTGATTTCCCAATTTTTTACGTTATTATTAGGAATCATAGAATATCTGTTTCTATTTGGTTCCATTTCAATAAACTTACATAAACTTTCACTAATATTAGGGTTAGGGTCTTGATATCCGAACCACCCATTATCTTCAATTAGGTATTTATCTATCGATTCACTATAGCTAATGTCTTCACCCTCATCTAGGTCGTTTATTGAATCAGCATCAGGTGGGAAGGTTTCATCTCTAAATTTAGGCTGATTTAATGATTTCCAACTATTAGGTCCTGATGTATTAAATAATACGTTGGTGAATAATGTGTTAAATTGACCTGTTAATCTGTATTGAGTAGCTTCTTGTCTTTCTTTATTAAACCTATCACCTAAGTTTACTATGTTATTAATACTCTCAATAGGTAGTAAATTAGTTTTATTTTCTAAATTAATTTTGACAAAAGAATCCTCATTCACAGAATTCTGTGAAGTTTCACTATTTAATCTAATTTTTTTATCACTCATATTATTGAATAAAATCACTACTACACCCTTCACTTGTTATCTGATAAGGTCCATTACCTTCACTGTAACCTGTTAGTGTTTCTGTCGTATTATTAGCTGTAAAAGTCTCTAACACATTATCATCACCGTCTTCTAAGGTGTATTCATTATCCACTTTTAGCTTACCAGCTTCTAAATCACCACCAGACCTAGTTAAAGTAGGCCTACTTGTTTCAGTTATAATTATCTCTTCTTGTGTATTTTCTGCACTAGGGAACCTTTGATTTAAATCATCGACTACGTAAAAATCATAACTACCTGCCTGTAAATTATTATAACTTATTTGAGCTGTTGCGTTATCACTATAGTTAACATTACGATTAAATACAAATGGATTGTTAGGGTCTGAAATATCTCTAAAAACAACGTCATAAAAAGGTGTACCTCCAGCTATGTTGATTGTTATAACACCTGAATTAAACCCAACACAATAGCTATCTTCAGCATCAACAGTCACAGAAAGTGGTGTTGGTACCTCTACTGTTGCTTCGTAAGATACACTATCACTTGGGGTATTACTATCTGTTATTGTTACTGTATAATTACCCTCATCTAAACCTGTAAATGACGTACTGAATTGCACATTATTTTTAGTTGCTTGGGATGGTCCTGAAATTTGAACCGTGTAAGGTGGAATACCGCCAGTTAACGAGCTAACATATATAATCCCATTGTTAGATGATGCACTCTCAGTGTTTCTAGTGGAAACTTCACCATTTACCTCCCTTAATCCTCTAACAACAAATGTTTTTTTAGTCGTAACCCCGTTATCGTCTTCAACCACAACAAAGTAACTACCACTGGCTAAACCATTAATGTCTTTATTGTCACTTAATAATGAATTTGGTTCGTTTGAGTCGTACCACTTATATGTGTAAGGTTGTGTACCACCGTTAACATTGATACTTATTGTTCCGTCACTACCACCTACAGTTGTTACTTCAGTAACAACCCCAGAGATATTAATTATATTTTCAACCTCTGTTGTACATTCAGTGAAATATTTACTATTCATTAAATCAATTGCTGTGCTATTAGGTTTAGTTCCAAAGTAAAAGAAAAATGAGTTTTGGTATTGTGCCATCCCATCTTCACTGAACTGACCCCTATAATCCCCATATTCACTACCATTAAAGTCAGAGTTAATATCAGTTAACCTACTACTTTCGTACCCATCTACATTTAATTTTATTAATTTTGAGCGAATTAATTTATCATCAATATCTTCCCTGTTTATAAGACCATCCTGTGAATCTCCTTCATCTAAACCAAGACCTATTTCGCATATACGCCTAATATTGTTGTATTGGTCACGATTTACATCTACACCAGAACAGTCGATATCAAAAAATAATGGGTCACTACCAGTTGTCTCACCTTCACCTATTAAAGGAGGTCTTTTATAACTACTATTAACTAAATCACCTTGTATTTTAACTTTACCTTGCCAATCACAATCAAGTACTGAACCTAACTCATATATGTCAGTATTGTAAAAATTTAATTTTTTGTCAGTTATTGGTTTATAAAATAACTCACCTTCGTAACTCACAGCAACACCCTCACTTAGGTTAGAATCTGAACTGTCGTCACCACTACCACCTTCAAAATAAGTATCCACAATGTTATAATCACCTGTTTCACTACCACAGAATTTCTCTTCATTAGAAGAGACCTTTTTATATTTTAATAAAAATGGATATAGAGACCCATTAATCCAATCGTTATAAAAGTCAAATTCAAAAACATTTAAAGCCTCAGCTAGAGCTAAACTAAAACATTTTCTAGCTTGAGACGTACTGCCGTTAGCCCCTCCTCTCTCACAGTCACGACGACAACCAGGTGCATATTCAGTTTCATTAATTGGACACGTTAATTTAATACAACCAAAACGACAGAAAGGTGTTATACCTAAAAATTTTTTAGTAACTACTTGGTTTATTATGTCTACTATCGTAATAATAAAGTTTACTATTAAACAAAGTACAATAAATAAAGGATTAAAATCTGTATCTAGTTTATTAAAAGGTAATGGGTTCTTCGTACCAACGCAGTCATCCACATCTTTAAAACCAATGAAGTTTCTATTCTCTTTACGAGGGTTTCGTTGAAAACGTGTTATGTGGTTTTTAACTGTATATATTTTATTCCAAAACATATCCCTAAAATGTATATCAGAGGTAGATTCATCAAATGAATAATCTATCTCACTAGGTAAATTAGGGTTATGAGGTACTAGATATTTAGCTCTAGTCCTTATCCTACCTTCACCGCCAGTTTCATTCATACCTATTTTAAACCTTACGTTGGTTCTAGTAGGTATACCAATATTAGGGTTATCAGTAGGTATTAGGTCACCAAATTCATCAGTCACTTTATAATCTAGATTCATTGGTAATTGAAAGGCCCACACTCCATCGTCATTGATTAACTGACCACCCTCTAAATTAAATTTTTCTGTATCACCTAACCTATTTTTTCTTATTATGTTTATAGTACCTTTACCTTCTCCCATTTCACATACCTTACCTAATTTTTTTCTGGCCCTGCAATTTTTATTAACACTATTTTTATCATTATCACTAAAAATAGAACCGATAAAAATAGCTTTAGGTTCAACATTATAATTTAGGTCAACATCAACTCTACTAATACCGACTTCATTATTAACTTTATCACCCCAAAAAGGTATAACGTTAACACCTACTTGTCTATTTTTAACCTGAGTTAAATTATTTAAGTTATTATTAGTTTTAAACTTAGTTGGTGATTCGAATAGTTTTTCTGGATTACCTTGTTCAATAAAATCATAAGGTCTTTGAGAGAAAATTCCTATATCTGATAAATCAACATCGACATTCAGTATGTGATTACCTACTGGTACACCAAATAACATAAAATCACCAGCATCGTTTGTTGTCGTGGTGTATTTGTAATATTTCTTATATACCTTGAATAATTTATCATTATCTATAATCTCTCTTTTTAAGGGAAAAGTACCTATTGGTGCGTGACATTCTTTATCCACATTTTTGGGTAATGTATTATACCTAACACCGTCATTATTTAAAACTTGTATATCTGAATAAGGGTATATCGTCGATATTTCAGGGTCTTGTGCGTCTTCTTCATCTAAAGGTATAAATATAGAAACTTTGGCATTTGGTACCCCAACACCACTATTCATTATCACACGCCCTACTACAACACCATAATTAGAATAAAAACTACGGTATGCGTCTTCTTGAGATATTTTTAATGATAATATTTCAAGAAAATCAAAATCTTGATTTAATTGAATCTTAACATTTTTATCACCGCCATTTGGTGTTGTCCTTATTCTAATATTTTTCGACATTACTTAACTTTATCTACATCCATTAACACGTATTCATCAGGGTTAATTTCCTCTGAGTCGTCACCATCATCATTAGTGGTATCATCTTTTTTAAATTTATTTAAAAAAGAAAATAATAACATCCTATTTGTGAATATTTGTTCCATGAATAGATACCAAATATAAATCAATAAAATAGGTGATAAAAATAAAAACAGCATTGTTAACCCAATGGCAAGTGGTATTTTAAATACCTTACCCTTTAAATTTAATTCACCACCTGAATCTTTTAATCCTAGTTTAGAATTATATTTATCATTATTTTTACTTTTACATCCACATCCCATATTTAATCAACTATTAATATTTTACAACACCGTTTGTTATTGTGCTGTTTTAACTCTTACACGAATATCTTTTTTAGGAAATTTACTTTTATTCACTAACTCGTTTAATGTTATTGAACAATTAACCCCTTTTTTAACATTTTCTTCCCATGGAAGAAATTCTAAATTATTAATACCCCCAATTAATTTAGGGTTTATATTTTGTTTGAACCCTTCATATATTGAGAATTTATGGTCTAATTGGTATGCACCATCAACGCCATTTAAACCTCTAAACTTATAATAACTCAATAAATCTATTGGTTGTTTATTAGTTTCATTAATCACTAAACGTTTATATTTATTAAATTCATTTAATGTCTTAATATATTTTAATATATCACCATCAAAATCCTTATACTTATAATTATATACACCTTCTTTTACACTCCTAGTAACACCTTCATTTTGTAATATTCTTTGAATTACCGTTGATGAAACATTCATTAACTTTCCAATTTCAGTTGTTGATAATTTTTATTCTAAATATAATTAGTATCAATCCCGTTCTTTTTTAATATTAATCTAATTGTTTCAGGGTCACAATCATATTCTTTTGCAATTTTAGTACAACTTAATTTATCTATTATAAATTGTTTAATTATTTTTTCAATTTCTATTTGTTTCATATCAATATATATAATAAAATTCGGTAATAACAAAAATATGTTTGAATTAATTTTATTGAGCGGTTTTAACACGTATTTTAATATCTTTTTTAGGATAACGAACCTCAAACATACTTATCGGATTTCCGAATAAAGTAAATTCATCTGAAATAAATATTTCTCTAGTTTCTTCGTCATTGAATGATTGTTGTATCTCATTCATTGAGTAGACTCCTTCACCAACTTTGTTAAAAACTTTAGTCTCAATTATATTAATAACACCACCTACATTATTTATAGCTTCAATTAATTTACCTAAATAAATGTTCTCACCCATATAGTGTTTATTAATATCCATATATTCTTTAACACTATTAATCACATTTAATATAATTTGTGATTGCGGGTAATCTTTTTCTATTAACAAATCAAATTCAAATGATAAGTTTATTATTTGACCATCATTTATAACGACGTAATCGTTTAACATTCTATAATCAGATAGATAATTTGATATATTTTGTTTAAGGGTTGTTGTTGAAGAATTTGTTAATTTACCTAGATTATCTAAACCTAGAATATAAACCATTATTTTATTTTGTTCTTCGAAAACACCAGTTCTAAATGGCACGCCAAATTCACCTGGCATTAGACTTATTCTAGACTGATAATCCTTAATTGTTACAGCCCTATTTTGTGACGCAAAATTATATTTAACTAGGTTTCTTATCTCATCTATTGATGGTTTATCTCTACCACCTAAAGCTGGTATCGGATTGTTTACCGTTAATGATTGCCTCACTGAGTTGTTTTGTATCGTATCAGGGCCATTAACAAACATATCGACTAGATTTACCGATGTTAAGGTATTAGACCCTAAATTTGTATTTGACCCACCACCTACTCTATATTGTACGTATACGGTCGTGTTAGCTTTTAAAGTTTCACCTAATGATAAATTATTTATAAAATCACCAATTCTATCTGTTAATGGGTTATCAATGTCAAAGTCGTTTATCGCATTGATGTCTTCGTTACCACCACCAAACAATAGTTTAACGAATCCATTATCAGTATATTCTTTTAAAAATTTCCTAGTTATTCTAATCCACTTACCTGGTTTTATACCTACATTATCAGAAACTTCATTAACGTCTTCTACGAATTTAGTGTCCTCAGCCAATGCATCAACTTCAAACCATCTATTATCAAAATCTAAAAATTCGTCAATAGTTGGTTCTTCGTTATAATTAGTACCATTTTTTGTGATTACTGAAGTTATGGATAGAATGTCATTATCAGGTAGAATTAATTCATAGAAAGGTACGATGTCGGCATTTGATATTGTTTTCTTAAATGTTTTTGTTACACCGTTTAACACTATTTCTCTTTTAGTTAAAGTATAACTAACTATGTTATTATTACTGTTTAAGTTTGGTATTATTAATCTGTTTGGTATACCACCTGTTGTGAAAGGATTACTAAAGTCTATGTCATCTACAGTTTCGAATATTTTACCACCACCAGAAACTTGTGTACCTACTCTGATTATTGGCGCATACCTAGAATCAAACGAATCACCTAATACTGGAACAGTAACTGAAAAATCTACAATACTTATAGATGGTCTCTTTCCTGGTATTTTAAGACCAAAGGTTCTAGCCATAGATAAAACGGAATTTCTTTGCTGAGCATAATCAATTTGAGTTTCTTGGAACGCTCTATCTGTGTTAACTGATAACATGTCACTAACAGCAGCGTTTAATTCAATTAATAACATACCTATCGAAGCGTCGTTAAAGTCCGATAGTATATCTGGATAATATTGTTTAACGAAGTCAATTAGTTCTGTTCTGACATCAGCGAAATTTCTGCTAGAATAAGCAATTCCTTTTCCCATAATTCTTTTATTATAAATATAATATAGTTATTTTTCAAAAAAAATAAATGCATTTCTTTTTTTAAAACGATAAATAAGTAGTATCTGTTTAAAGTTGTATGATTACGAAGTCACGGGTTTCAAAAACGTCTTCACTAACCGTGTAATCAATTCTGACTACTACACCATATTGGCTTTGAGGTGCCTCATCAAATGTAATTGTGTTAATTTTTAAATTAGGGATGTATTTTTTAACGGCTTCACTTATTTCATTTTTTATATCACCCTCAGTAATGCCGTCATATTGGTTGAATAAGTATTTACGTAAATTTGTTCCAAAATCGGGTAGATATAAACGTTCACCCTTATTGGTTAGTATTAAATGTAATAAATCAGCTTTGATAGCCTTAGAATCTTCAGTATTTAATTCTAGGAAGAAACCCTTGTCACTATCTCTAAAAGGAAAGTTTATATTTATTGATTTATTAGCCATACTCTATTTTACTAATAAATATTAATAAATAAAGTTTTAAAAGAAAAAAGGTGTAAGAACTTAATCTTACACCTTTTACATATCTATTTTACTATTTTGCTTTAAGCTGAACACCCGAAACATTCGAAATCTGAATCCTCTGGTTTTTCAGGAGTAGTGTCTTTTCTCATGAATAAGTCACTAGTTGTTTCAGCGTCTTTCTTAAGTACTCTAGTGTAATAAACACCAGTCTTATTACCTATCTTCCAACCATGTATCAACGCAGCTGATAATTTACTGAAATTGCCGTCTTGGTAATATAAATTAAGTGACGTTGATTGGTCAATATAAGGGAACGCATGATTAATCATATCAATTCTCTTCTTTTGAGACACCTCATAAGCTGTTTTATATTTTTCCCTTATATCTTTAGGAATGTCATATAAACCTTGAATTGTTCCACCTGCCATTACTACTCTCTTAGCAAGTTCTTCATTCCAAATACCTATCTTTTCTAAATCTTCAACTAGGTTTCTTTGAACTACTACGAATTCACCTTTATCCAGTTTTCTTCTGTATACCATACCTTGTGGCACCTCAAACATTTCAGTACAACCTAATAGGTTAGATGATGATGCCGTTGGCATAAGAGCTGTAAATAAACTGTTAGCTACAGGTTTAGTCATGTCAATTTCATGTTCATGAACACCCCATTTCTGAGGGTTAAATACACCTTTAGCGTACAATGAGTTGTCATAATCTCTAAACGTCTTTTTATGTTTCTCATAATACTCTTGAGAGCCTTTAACGGCACCTAGGTAAATTTCTCTCATAATGTTTTTGAAAGCTTCTTTACCTTCCTCACTTTCAAATGACATACCTCTAGAATATAGGTACTCAGCTAGACCTGCAACTCCGATACCGATAGTTCTTTGTCCTAGACCTCCTTTTTCGGCTCTCTCAGTCGAATAAACGTTTCTATCTATTACTAGGTTAATTGAGTAACTTAACACTCTAGAAGCCTCTCTAATGTCCTTACACGTCATAAGTGGAATAGAACCTAGAGCGCATTGACCTACTTCGTCTTTATCAGCATATAAAAGTGTTTCTACACATAAGTTTGAACTTTTGATATTACCGAAGTGTTCTTGCATGTTCTTCCTATTAATAGAATCGATGTAAACCACGTATGGAGTTCCAGTTGAAGCTTGAGACATTAATATTTTATTCCAAATGTCTCTTGGGTTTATCTTTTCACCTAAGCCTAACTCTATAGCTTCTGCGTATACACTTCTGAATTCATCTGGTGAACACTCATAAAAAGGTTTTAAACCAGCTTTAACTATATCGTTAGGGCAGAATAAATAATAATCCCTTTCTTCCAATAGAGCTTCCATGAATAAATCATCAACACACACACCGTTGAAAATATCTCTAGTTCTTAATCTTTCATCACCTTCATTAAGTCTTAACTCTAAATGAGAAATGATATCTTTGTGCCATGTTGGTGCATATAAAGCAAACGCTCCATTTCTTCTACCTCTTTGATTAAAGAATCTAGCAATACCTTGAGCTAAATCTGCTAATCTAGGTATACCAGCTGCATTACCGTTAAAATCACCTACCTTGCTTTTAGAACTTCTAAGGTTACCAATGTATATTCCAATACCAGAACCATCTTTAGATGATTTAGCTAACTCACCTAGTGTATCTACAATACCCTCTAGGCTATCTTCTTTTAGGAAGTTGATATCGCATGAAATAAATCTATTGTTATTTGCACCAGTTCCAGCAGTTAAGTTAATTGGTGTTGCAAAGTTTAACTGCTTTGTAGATAACATATCATACAAATACTGTGCATCCTCTTTGCTCTCAGATAATTCAGTTGCAATTCTACCGTACATTTCTTGAGGTAATTCATCACCATTCCTGTATGATTTTTTGAATGTGGCCCAAGCTAAGTAATCGTAAGAGTAATCTCTAGAGTAATCTAACTCAATATTAAACTCTTTGTATTTGTGCAACTTATGTAAATTATCAATTTCAATAGCTGAAGCCACCATAGAGTAGTCTGGGTGTAAAAATACCGACCCTAACGATTCAATAACAATTAAGTTGTCAATATCATTAGTGGTCATCCCATCTTGTATTTGTGGAATGACCTTTTGTGATAATTTATCTGCATCAATTCTTAAATTTAAGTTTCTAGCAGTCCTTTTTATTCTAGTTAAAACCTTATTAGGGTTAAAGTTTTGACTATTACCGTCTTTTTTAATTATTTTCATTGAATTGTTTTTAAAAGTCATCAGTAGTTAAATCACCACCAATATTAGTTAATCTATTATACTCACCACCTTTAGTTTCAAAGAAGTTTTGACGCTCTACAATCGAGAATGACGCCATAAAGTCAAATGGTTGTTCAACTCTAAACACTTTATCAATATCGTAGTACATTAATAAACTATCAGTCACATACTGAATGTACTGGATTAATTTATCCTTCGGTAGTCCTAGTACATAAGAACCACTGTAAATTGACTCAACAAAAACTTTTTCTGTCTCATAACAACCCATAATCATCTCTTTAATTTCTTCAGGTGGTAACCTAAATTCTTTCTTGATGTATTTGTTGTGCATGTTAATACCAAAATGCATGTGCAATACTTCATCTTGTAATATTAACTCATTCGCCTGACCTAAACCAGTTAGTTGAGGATATCTTAATCTAAAGAACATTAGTATAGCAAATGTACTAGAGAATCCCATTCCTTCTAATAAAGAAAACGCAACCAATCTTTGTATGATATCACCGTTATCTAGCCATTTGTTCGCCCACTTTACTTTAGAAGCTACAACTGGGTTAGTTTGAATGGCTTGAAACATAGCTTGTTTCTCTTCTTCATTCTCAATCAATTGTTCAATCAATAGAGAATATGTTTCACTATGAACATCTTCAATATAAGCTTGATAAACGTAATTTGATTTAATTTCCTCAACACTTGAGAACTCTGATACGATTTCATCAGCTAAGTTATCTTGAACTAGAGTATCTGAAACTCCAAAGAAAGCCAATAGGTTTTTCAATATAACCACTTCACCTTCTGGTATACCTTCTAAGGTATCATTAGATAGGTTTAACTCTTCTGCGGTCCATATCTTTTGTTGTTGTTTCTTATAGAACTTCCATAGTTTATCATGAAGAACTGGGAACTTGGTATCCCTATTACCATTGTCAATGTTTAAATACTTACTCATGTTTATTGTTTTTTTATTTTAGTTTATCTGTATTAATAACTATCTATTTTTATTTATAATTGTGATTTTTCTTCCATTTTTTTCTTAAATTTATTTTTCATTAAGTCGCTAACACGTGTTTTGTTCTGCTCTTCTTGGTAATCACCCATTTCGGATGCTTTCAAATAACCTCCATCATCAATATTAATTTGCATTCTACCATTATCAAACTCGATATCAGTAAAAACAATACCATCAATACCAAATCTAGATTTCAGTATGGCCATATTAGCACGACCTATTTCCTTTTGGTCTAAGGTTTTAGCAATTGAAACGATAAAGTGACCAATCTGACCTTTTTTGATAGAACCACCAATCATAGTGGAATCTACTGTGTCAGCATTAATAGAATCTCTATTACCTTGTATTGCAGTCCAGCCGACCATATCAAATTCACTCAATAGTGATTCAAACTTCCTCATTATAGGTCCTTCAGCCTCATAACCTTTATCATAACTCTTAGTTGGTGTAACACAGTCAATGTAATCGATTAATATCATATCTGGTTTATTACCAGCTGCCGCTAATTTTCTAACATAGTTCTTGATTACAGGTATAGTGGTTCCGTCACTAGGAAACTTCTTAAGTAACAAGTAACCTTCATTTTCTTTTTCCCTCTGAATAGACTCATCAATAATTGGTCTATTTTCAGGTAAAGATAAGTCGTTTAGGGTTATCTTAGTTGAACATGATAAATGTTTTCTTTGTATTACCTTAGGGGTATCCTCAAAGAATATCTGTAGAACCTTCTTACCTTCGTTGTAAGCCGTGTTCGCCAGTTTAGTAATCATAGTTGTCTTACCTACACCAAAAGGCGCTAATATCACACCTAATTCGCCTTTAGATAAACCACCATTCATTTTCTCATCTAATCCGCTTATACCTGTTGGTATTGGTTTTCTAAAGTCTTCGCTTAATACTTCATCAATATTATCAAAAACATCAATAGCATCATCTTTGTCTGAACCAACTTCTAAGGCTTTTTTAAGTATTTCTTCACACGCATCATAATCATCTAAATCACCTTTATCGATTATGTTTAAGATTTCATTAGTGGCTTTTTTAAGTTCCTGTTGCTTACAGAACTTCATTGCCCTGTCTTGGATAAATTCTGAATCCTTTAATGGTATGTGTTTAATTTCATCCATTTGAGCTTCAGTATACATCTTAACAGTGTCGTTATCACCTCTACTGTTAAGTCTATATGATAACCCATCAAAATCTAAGATAACGTCGTCATTCTCATGTGCACCCTTTATCTCAGACACTATTATTCTTAAATATAAATCCGTAAAATAGTTTGCGTCAACTATTTCTAATATATTTGACGCAAACCTATAATCTGTTATTAACTGAGATATTAATCTTTTCTGATACGGAATTCCTAAAAATCCAAATCCTTCGTCTTTTTTAATATCTGTCATATTTAGTATGTAACTAATTTAAGTCTATCTTTTTGTGTTAATCTGTTATTTCTTTTCAAGGATACGTCACCATATTCTTTGGTATAAGAGCTACTACCTAAGTAGTCTTGAATTACTCCAATAATTTCAGGAATTATACTCCTGATGTCAATTTCATACCTAACATTAGGATGAAACATTTTACCATCAAAGGTACCTTCGACTAACTTCTCCTTTTGTAAATCATCTAAGTTGAAATCATTGTTCTTATTACGTAATTTATTTACGTTATTTTTTAATACTTCCAAACTAAAGATATCATCTTTATCGTTTAAATAATTGTTTTGGTTGTAATAAGGTTTATAAGAATTAACAACACATCTGTATTTGAAAAAATCGGGTATAACCCCTAATTTAATTTGCTGGTTGACTCCCATGATATCATCCATCATTTCTTTCATCTCTAGAGACTCTCTACATTCGTTATTATAACCTTTAATATTAAAATACCTTTGACAAATAATATTGTCATTGATTTTCAATACAAATTCGAATGGTTTAACGATTTGCTTCTCAAATTCTAATTGCTTTTCTTCTTTTGTTTTACTCATCTTTATTTATTTATTTATTTAGTTCTTTACGTTCTCTCTCTATTAATTTTTTAAAAGGTAGTAGATAATTCGTGCTAAATGATTCTATTACTTTATCAACACCGTCACGCTTCATAAAACTATAAACGTTTTTAATACCTCTACTATCTAAATCACCCATGGGCTTCCTGTAGTATTTTAATAACTCTTTATTCTTTCTGTCAATTAAAGGATTACTTAGGTCAATTATCTTCTCATTTATTTTATAAATGTTTTTACCTTGAACTCCTTTCGTTTTACTATTAACTAAATTTGTTAATACTTTTAAAGGCTTTTTCTTTTGCTCAACTCTTTCCGTTAATTGTTTTTTAGCTGATTGTAGTATTTCAGTTAATGAAACTTCACGCTCTTTTAACTCTGGAAAGTATTTGAGTAAACTTGTTTCTTTAACTCCATCAATCCCCTTAATACTGTCTGAGTTATCACCACCAATTATTTTAATTAATTTAGAGTTCTTTTGGTGATGTTTAAAATAATTTTGGTAATTATCATAGGTGACGTATTCTTTTTTATCACATAAATAAATTCTAACATCATCATTTATTAACTGACACAAATCTCTATCAGACGTACATATAGTTATCTTTTCATTAGATTTTCTAGTTAGACAGTAGTAAGCAATAAAGTCATCTGCTTCAACACCTACTTTTGAATTATCAACTAATTGTCTAATGCATAATTCCTCTAGATACTGTCTTATTAAGAATATTTCAGTTTTTTCTTGAATATCTACTGGGTGAGTCCCATTTTCAAAGTCTTTGCCACGGTCAGATTTATAATCCTTATAAAGTTCCCATCGTTTTCTACCACTAAATTTTCCATCCCAGAAAACAAAAACCCTATAATATAAATCCTCTTGTAGTAATTTCCTAAGTATTGTAATGAAGATATATAATCCACCTATGTGGTCACCATCTCTAGTGTACATATCTTTAGCACCAAAGAAACCTAATTTAAATAATGCATTTCCATCGATAAGTAGGGTATTCCTAGTATTTTTAGAAATACCCACTTTTCTTTTTGGTCTTTTAGACATCTTTTGTTTTTAAAGTTTACATACTATCGTAGTCGTCTTCACCTCTTTCTCCTTTTTCAGTCGAGAACACTACTTCAGCATTGTAATCTACTTCTAGATTATCATGTATAAAGTCACGGTGTTCTTTCTTGTAAGTATCTAACTCGTCTGGGTTCCAATAACCATGTGGAGTTGATGCTATCTTTCCTTTCTTTTCAATACCACTAACATGATTCTTCTCGCAAGATATCTTACATTCAGTTCCGTATTGAAAATCCTTACTTAATGATGTTGCTTTTAGTTTGGCCGTACCGTGAGATACAATACCACCTAAATGTACAATCAATCTAGAGTTAAAGAACATAAACTCACCACAACTATGTTTAATTTTCATGTTCATACTATCGTACCATATTTTCTGTACGCAGATAAACGTATTGGTAAATTCATTATCCTCTCTTCTAGAACTAGGTATTCTGAAATTAACAATTGCTTGGAAGCATTTCATTGAACCTGCGTTCCACATATTGTTGCTTGTTTTAGATATCGCTGATTTAAATCCATTCAGCGTACCTATAGAGTCCCAGCAGAAACATAAATTTTCTTGTAATTTACCTTCTTGCTGTAAATCTAATAGTTCAGTCATACTTAGTGAAATGTCTTCAATAACTGGTTCATACCTTAAAGGCTTTGAAGTCATCTTACTATGTTGGTGGTCATAATTTTGATACTTATCTAATAAGTCTTGATTACTCATGTATAAAAATCTACCACTGTAAGTTATTTCACCAGTTTCTTCATCTACATTCTCATCGAACTTAACACCACACTTTCTAGCATGTTCCCAATCAAAATTACCTTCAGTTTCAAAGATAACTGGTAAATCACCAATTCTTTGAGCACCTGCTATTGATTCATAAAAAGCAGTTGATTTACCCGTATTTGAATATCCTCTAACTGAGTTTACATAACCTCTAGCAAAACCTGGTATTCCGATAGCATCATGCCACGCTTTAGATAAAGGTATCCAAGATAGCTCTTTATCCTTAACGGTTTTTTCAACCCCCTGAGATTTTTTAAAATCTTCTAAACTATAAGAGGATTTAGAAACAGTTTTTTTACTCGGTTTTTTACTTTTTGCCATATATTCTATTTTTACTGCACCCAGAGTTGTTTTATTTTTTCACTATTTTAGGAAAAAAAAGGGGGTAGGTAACCTCACCCCCTTTTTTACTATTATATTAAGATGTTACCTATTTAGAATGGTAAATCATCTTCTTCTTCATCTTCATCTTCTTCTTCAGCTACGGTATCGTAACTATTTTCACTTTCAGTTAACTCTTCTGTTTTAACATCTGAAGTGCTTTTGGTATCAATGTTTTTGCTACCACCTCCCATTGTGATTTGGTCTTCTAATCCACTGTTAGAGTCTTCTGAATCTTCATTTTCAGCTTCTAAGTCTTCTTTTGCAATAAATTTTTCTTGCTTCTTACTCCACATTGGGATTTTTCCTAAGACTACAATTTTTAAGTAATCGTAACCTTTTACTGAGTAAACTTCTTTCCAACTCTTATTGTTACTTAACCAGCCTTTAGCCATTATTTTATCCGCACTTAGAGGCCCTTTATCGAATGCTTGGATTGAGTTAACCATTGGGTAAGTACCACCTCTTGGGTTTTTAACTCTAACTATGTTAAGAATTAAGTCTCTACCTACTTCAGGGTCTGTGATATCTTCTTTTAATAATCCAATGGTTGCCATTATTTTATCAAAGATACCTTCTTTTTTGTAGTTAATTGGAAATCTCCAGAATTTTATACCTTCGTCTTCGTTTTCTCTGTCAATAACTCTTACGATGTACATTAACCTAGCTTTATATTTCTTTGCTAATTCTTCATCACTTTTTTCACCCGTAGAAAGTAGTTCTTCTCTAGCTTCACAGAAAGGACAATCTTCGTCATTCAGTTCTTTAATACAAGTGAATTTACGGTTTTTACCGTCAACTTTAGCACTGTGTACGTGAACTTCTTCGAAAGGTGTTTTACCTTCTTCTGGTGGTAAAATTCTAATTTTTTTAACTGCACTTTCAATACCATCTGGTAAATACGTAGTGAAGTAATTTGTTTTGTCAAATGAGTTGTCACTCGATTTTGAAGTCGCTGTCTCGTACTGAGCTAACATCGCTTCTAACGGATTTTTTTTCTCGTTACTCATAGTTATAATTTTGTTATTAGTAAATGTCCGACCTTCGTTTTTTATATGTCGGAGTCTTTATTTGTATCACCACCACTTATAATTCACGGGTGGTAATCGTGTTACGCTACCTAATGATTTACATTAAAATAACTGAGCCAAAGATACTAATTAAAATGAGTTATTACAAGTCTTTTTTAATATTTTTACAAAAAAAAAAGGTGTAATAATTAAATTACACCTTTCGTTTTGATATTTAATACTTTAGCTTTAAAAGCTTTGATTACTTTGGTAATCTTCGTCTTTAAAAGAGTCTTTAATCTCCATTGGATTAAAATCTCTATCCACATCATCTTGAGTTAATACATATTCTTTCTCACCATCCTTATCTTGATTCATAACGTCATAATTACCTTCTTTTTCAGACCAAAAATCTGTTAATTTTAGGTTATAAGGATAAGAACTTAATGAACGCATTTCTAATTTTTCTTCAGGAGTCGGATTTCTTTTCTCAAATTCATTCTCTAAGTCATCTATCTTGTTATTCATAGCCGACATTTTATCTAAAGAATTAGTTAGATTGTCTAATTTACTTAATAACATTTCAGCTTTTTTATTGGCTTCTTCAGCTGAATTCTGTGCTTCTTCAGTTCCTTGTACCAAATCAGTTACATCTAATTCAACTTCATCATCCATTTCAGGTTCAGGTTCCATTTCAGGTTCAGGTTC